TTTATCTTTAGCTTTTTTAGCAATAATACGCTCATCTTTAACTTCTAAATAACGTTGTAATACTTCTGGAAATCTAATACAATTATAATTAATAATTAAATTTGGGTATAGTGCATATACCCTTAATCCAGTATGTTTCCATCTGGCTGGACTATATTATCTTTTAAAACTTTTATCCATTTATATCCATATATTGTAGGTTTTGCACCACTACATACTGAATATATGTTATGTATTTTATAAGAAGGATTTTCAACAATAATATCTTTAACTTTATTCCAAATTTTAATTAATGTTTTACCATCTTTAGAATATTGATAAATTAAATATTTTGTATGATTATCTGAAACTTTCTGTCTCATTTGATTTTTTATTTCAGGATTATTTTTCCAAAAATTAGATGTTTTAATTCCATTTTCTTTATTTAAATTTGGAAATTTTAAATCTCTTTTTTTTCTTGATTCTGATAATTTTTTTCTAGTTTCATCTAATATTATTAAATTTGTAGAAGAATCTTGTCTTAAATTATATCCATAACTACGATTTGTAGTATTATAATAATTCATCCAAAATAATTCTTTTTCTTTCATAATATTTTCAAAATTTTCTATATTTATATCAATAATTTCTAAAATAAAATATTCAAAATTTTCTTTACCATGTTTCCACCAACTATTAATAAAATGTTGATTTTCACGTTTTTTATCTTTTGAATTTAATCCTCCTATATGATTATATATTCTTTGTCTAATATTTATAGACTTTCCTATATATTTTTTATCATTTATCATATTTCTAATACAATAAATACCACATAACCCTTCATGTAATTTGTTTGTTTTCATAATTATTTATATATTTTTACAAATATATGAAATAATTAGTTAATATCCAAATTAATTAGGATAATTTTTATATCTTTTTAAGATATTTTTAAAAGTTCCCTGTTTAGTCTCTGAACCTTCATCCTATAAGGACGCTTGGATGCGGATTGACCAATCTTTATCTTTTTTACTATACTGAGGTAATTATTCTCACCACACAATATATTACTATTTGTGTTTAGTAGATAAAGCTCTAAGGTTATTCCCGTCAATTTAAGGAATTTTAATTACGCCACTTTAACGCAACATCACTCGTAACTACTTGATAATCACTATCAGTTATATATGTTTCATTTTCATTAACACTATGTAATCCACCAATACCATAAGTTAATTTTATAGAAGTATTATTTACATTTACAACAAGTTCTTTACTAAAACTATTTTGAGAATTTAATATTTCTGTCCAAAGATTTTGAAATATTGGTAATTTAAATCCTGGTTCAAAACCATGTAAACATTCATTTAAATGTAATGTAGGTTTCTCAAATCTTTGATCCCTAATACTTTTAAGCTCATTACCTGTAATTTTACAATAATCTTGTAATAACGCCTCAGAAGCAATTTTTGGAGCATCCCATGACCAACAATTTAGTTTATAATCTTTAGAAATATTTCCTCGTAACTTAATTTCATCTTCCATTTTTTCAGTAAGAAGACGTAATATACCTAAATCATGTAACTGATTGTATTCTCTCAATTTAGGTAAATCTTCTAAAGTTAATATAGAATCAGGTTTATAAGGTAGTTCTTGCACTACATCATAACCAAGTTGTATTCCTAAAGATTTTAAACTAATTTTCTTAGACATTCTAAGCATTTTAGACCAATATAAAAATAAATCTATATCTGTCCAAGTAACTTTACCATATTTTAAACGTTTAATTAAATCATCATAATGATCATTAATAATACTATCAGATAAGTTTTTCAATGTTTCACATACACTTTTATGTGAACCATATTTTAAACTATCATAATTTTGTAATATATATTTAATAACCATATTATCATAATGAATACCATTAAAACTTATGAGGAATCCATTAAAGGTTTTAAAATAGTTATAAATTTTATGAATATCATTTTGTTGTTCGCTAATCTCATAAAACGTTTTTTGTTTTGTAACATAATTTTCTATACCAACACAGAAGTAATTACGATATACTTCTATATCATACAATATTTTTCCATCATTCAATCATCACCATCCTTTCTTTGTTTGTTTAAATTAATAATTCAGCTATTACATAACCTAATTTAATAGCTGTAAAAGCTCCTAATATACATGGTACAGGTAATAATATATATCTACCTAATTTACTTTCATATTTATCTCTATTTAAAATATAAGATAATAAAAAGTAATATAAACCAAACGCTAATAATATACCAACATCATTTTTTAATATAATAAATGGAACCATTACATTTGCAGAAAAAGCATATACAAAATTAATAATAAATTCAAATGTTAATTCTTTTAAACTTGTATCAGCATCATAAACTTTAATTTGTTTATTAGTGATTTCTATAAATCTTTGTTTCATTTTAATTTAATATTAATTTTAAAATATTTTAATAACCAAAAAACAACTTTAATTTTAAAATACTTATCTTGATGTGATAAATTTTCATAAGGTTGTGAAAATATCCAATACAAACGCATTATTGTACCTAAAAAGTAAAGGATGATAGCTGTAAAAACTATCATCCCTAATATTTGTAAAAATAACATAATTAATTATTTAATTTTTGTTGCACTAATTTTTTAAAACGTTTAGCTAATTGACTATTTTCAAAAGTTTTTAAACCTTTTCTCATTTCTTCAACGTCTTTAAATATGTCATTTAAAGATAAACAAGGTTTATTCATTAAGATATATTCTTCAGCTTTTTCTTTTATTGAGAAATATTTAACATTTTCTGAATGTTTTACATTAAAATCTTTTTCACAATATCTAATATTTAAAGCTTTATCAACAATATAAATTGGAGTATAATATTTATCAATATTTTTAAAAATATCAACACCATCTTCAGTTGTGAATAATGGTTGTTTAATATGTTGTAATTGTTTTGATCTTAATAATATAGAATTTTTATTATCAAAATCAACCATAATTTTATTATCTAATAATCTAAAACAAGTTATTATACCTAATGTTGTTTTATCACCTATGGTGAAAATTTCTTCTTTTTTATTCATTTTTATATTTCCATTTAAATTTTCCAGCAGTTTTTTGTTTGTTTAAACAGCAGTTTTTAATACTATTTCTTTCTATATTACAAATATTTGAAGCTTCTGTAATAGAAATATATTCATTTAAAAAATTATTATTTAAATCAAACTGTAATACTGATTTAGCATTATGATTTAATTTTTTCCAAGTAAAAGACTTATCTTTTGACCAATGAAATTTATTCGCTGTTTTATACGAACCTCTTAAACATTTTTGAATATTTGTAATAGGTGTATTTGATAATAATGAAGCTTCTCTTGTAGAAGTGAATGTGTTTAATAATAAACCAGTTTTATCAAATTGATAAACTTTAAATTCTTTATACTGAGAAAAACCTTTACCACCATCACCACCTATTGTATGATTACATAAATCATAATTTAAATCGTTATAGTATTTAATCCAATAAATTTCTCTTTCTTGCCAATTATAACATTCTTCAATAATTTCAATAATAGGTTTTAATTCTTTTTTTAATAAAGATTTAATCCAATTACTTCTATGAGTATTTTCATTTTCTAAATGATATTTAGAACAATGATAATAATATCGTTTTTGAATGTTAGTTGTTTTACCAATATATCTAATTTTATTAGTAATTGGATCTTTTAAAGAATAAATGTAATATTTCATATTTATATAATTTTATTTATACAAATATACAAAATTATTCTGTAAAAAGCAAGAAAAAAAGTAATTATTTTATATGTTTTTTATATATAAATTATAATCTTTTAACTGAATGAATTAAATGACTTCTTTCAATCATTTTATTTTCATCAATTCTTGTATCAGTTCCATTAGTTCTAAAAGATAACCATAAACCATTTTTATCTATTTCAATTGAACCTTTATCAAAACTTAAAATCTCATAATCTTTTTCAACAACTAATTCCCAAAATTCTGGATAGTTTTCAGGATCATCTAATTTAAACCAAACTTCTCCTTTTATCATAAAAGATTGAATTACTTCCTTACCAGTTTTTCTATAAATATTACTTTTAATAATTTTTGTATCTAATTTAGGACTACCTGGATATTCTTTAATTAATTTATACTGTTTCATTTAAAACATATTTTTTAAATTGTTCAAAAGTTATTTCTGTATAACCTAATACAATCCCTTTAAAATAACAACAATCTTTTATTCTAGGAAAATGCAAATAAGCACTTCCGTTACAAGTATAATTTCCATTGTTGTATTCTTCAAAATATTCTTTAACTTCAGGAATATCTTTTATACACCATTTTTCAGGTAATACAAAATCATCAACTTTTATAGCATTTTTAGCTAATACTGAATTATTATTTGTTGTAAAACTTACATTGTATTCAAAAAATAATTGATTACCTTCAATTTTAGTAATTATTACAGGTTTTGTGTCATTGTGCCAATGTTTAACTTTAATCTTATCACCTACTTTAAAACCATGTGGATATTCTATAACTTCAGCCCATTGATTTTCGTAAAACAAACAACCTTTATTGTATTCACCATAAATAGTATCTATATTAAATTCAGAAAAAGATTGATTTACTACTGTGTAAACACTATTAGTATTACCTGCGTTTTTATATTTAGTACCAACAGGATATAAACGTTTAGCTTTATCTAATAATGATTCTTCTTTTATTAATGAAACTTCAACACATAAGTTTTTAAGTAATGTTAAATTTTCTTTAACTTTTGGTTCAATATAAATTTCTAATTTATCTACACCAATACCATTTGGTTTATGTAATTCAGTAATTGCACAAATTTCAGTTTGAGCATTATTCCATCTAAATCCTGTAATTTTAAATTTTTTACCTTTATTAGGACTTGAACCTTCAAAAGGTGTTACTAAATCACCAACTTTAAAAATAGAACCTTCATTTGTTTCAACTGTATTATTATCTATGAATTTAGATTTAGTTTCAACAGTTGCTTTAGTTGTAATAGTTTCTCCTTTAAGAACATATTTTTCAAATTGATCAAAAGTTATTTCTCGATATGAATCATTAACAAAATATGGATTGGTAATATAATGAGCACCTATATCTGAACCGATAAAAGGATACCATTTTTTAATATTTTTAACAGAATATGTAGCACCATCTTTATTTATTAATATTAAATAAATAACTAATTTTTGTAATTGATTATCATTTAATAATCTAGCTTTAATATACCATTTCTCAGGTAATGTAAATTCAGGAACAAATGTTTTCATAGCTTCTTCATAAGAAATAAATTTATCAGCTTTAATACATTCTTCTAACCAATGTTTTTCTTCAAGTGTTGCTTCATAAAAATTAAGTGAAATACTAGAAAAATTTCCATTTCTATACAAAAATTTATTATAACTATAAATATTAAAACATGAACACATATTGTTAGTTATTTTTACAATATATTTGTCAACACCTACTTTCTGTTTTGCAATATAAATTCCACCTTCTTTTAAATCTTGTTTTTGTAATTGTTTCATTTTTATTATTATTTAATAGTTACTAATTAAGATGATACTACTATACCATCAAACCAACCTTCTTGATCCATTTTATCAAGATAATGTATTTCATTATTGTTTCTCATTTGTTATAATTTTATATTTAACTTTAATTTTACCATATCTTAATGGACATATTTGTTTAAATGCGGCTTTAGATAAATCAAACTTTCTACCTTTAACAAAAGGTCCTCTATCATTAATTCTAACAATAACTGATTGATTGTTATTTAAATTAGTAATTTCTACTAAAGTACCAAATGGTAATGTTTTATGAGCAGCAGTTAAACTATTCATATTAAACTTTTCACCTGATGCTGTATTTTTACCATGATGTTTATCACTATAAAATGATACAGTTGTTATATTTTCTGATGTATATGATATACATAAAAAATATATAAAACATATTATTTTCATAATTATTTCTTTTTTAGGATTAATAAAAATAAATGTGAGTTACTTTACATATCTGATTTCGCAGTTACATATTTTCACTCACATTTACCCACTAACTATTAAATACAATATTATGAACTTTGTATTTGAACCTGAGAAGGGGCTCGAACCCTCATTACTCAACCCGTGTTGAGGTCTTACCCATTAGATGACTCAGATTATAACCATTAACTATGGGTTCTCTTCCCTCTGATATTCAGCGTGCTCTAGTTAAACGATGATCCACTATTGAAGGTTGTGGTTCCTATAAAAGTTTTAACATCCACAATCTTCTTGAACAATTTTAGCAGGATGTTCTTTTAACAATCTTTTATTTACAATAAAAGGTATTAATGAATTTTTACCAACATAATCATATTGTTTAACATAATAATAATCTTTTTTATTATTAGGATTTACAATATATTTGTTAATTTCTAATTTTGTTAATTCTCTTTTATCTATTTCTTCATACATTCTAACTTGTTTTAAGTTAGTGTACCAGTTAATACACGTAAACAGTGCATAAATTAGAAATAATATTCCTATTGATTTTAATCTTAATTTGAAGTCCATGATTTAAAATATTGTGAACTATCACTTACTAACATTACAACTGTTGAAAGGATAAATCCTGTTAAAAATAAATAATTCATATTTTGATCTATGAATAATGAAACAATTAGTGAAATTAAACAAAGAATCATTGGTATGATAATCCAAGAACCTCTGTCTTCACTACATAAAGTAAAGTCAACAATATTAGTCAATGAATTATCAAATGATTTACCCCAAGAACATACTTCTACAAATATACCTTCTTCATTAGCATTATAATAATGTTGATTTTCATGTTTTTCTCTATAAAATAATGTTGCAGATTCTAAAGATTCACCATTAAATGATCTATTTGTAGATAAAATAAAGAAAGAAGATTCACCTATATGTAATTCAGATACAGTTCTTGTTCTACCTGTTTCTTCATTTGCAACAACTTCTTTACTATTTTCAGCAACAAATTTTAAAATTTCTTCACCTACAAACGTTGGTGTTTTAGCTTTAAATGAATCTGCTCTAAGAATTCTTAAACCATATTGATTACATAATTTTTTAATCTGCTGACCTGTATAAACAGGACGATTATATGTACTTTCAATAATTTGAATTCTAGATGAATCATTTTTAATTTTTTCAACTTCTTTAATATGATAATCTAAACCAATAGTTTTAAGAATTTCAATTTCTTTAGATTTACTATTGTCTGCTAATAACAATAATGTATCTGAAGAACTTTTATCTTTAGATTGTTCTACTTTTTCTTTTTTAGATAGTTTATCTAATAAAAGACTTGTTTTAGCAACACTCATAATTATCTAATATTTTGTTGGATGATTTCAACCAATGTTCTCAATGCTCCAAATTCAGGATTAACAAAACCTGTAATCATTTGTTCAAAATTAATACCTGAAGCCAATGATGACATTGTAGCAATAACACCTAATACAAAAGTTAATGCAATATGTGACTGTTTAATATCTCCTGATTCATCTAAATCACTATTCATAATTTTCCATTGATTAAAAAATCTATAAATAGAATATAATGATAATAATGTTAAAAATAAGAAACAATATGACCAAACTAATTGTTGTTTAACTAATATTTCCCAAGCTTTTATAGATGTAGTTTTAAGACCTTCAGCAGCATATGTTAAAGCGTCTTCTAATTTACTACCAAGTAATTTACTATCACCATAAAGTTGTTTAGTTAACTCTTTACCATCTTGATAAAGAGTAGATGTTGCTGATTTACCATCTTGATAAGCTGTTCCTACAGCATTAGAGGTAGTTTTAACCAACTCTTTTGTATTATTAGATGCTTCTTTTACATTTATAGAAACATTATTAACATTTGAAAGACCTTTTTCAGTCAATTCTTTTACTTTTTCAGTAGTTTTTACTAATTCTGAACCTGATTGTGCAAACATCATTGATGTTGTTGCTAACAATAAAAATACGATTTTTTTCATAAATTTGTTTATTTAATAATTGTTTAATTTGTGGATTTCCACGGGGTTAAGTTGATTTCTCTTTTTTTAGATAATATTTCAAAATCAGTTGCAATTAAATATATAATAATAGGAAATATTATTATCACTGTACCTACGAATCTAATAGCAAAAGTAGCATTATCTAATTCACCAGAATATTTTCTATATTTTGGATTTACCCAAGAATCATAATACATAGGACCTAAATGATATGTTACAAATATTACAACTATTAATAATAATACTTGAAATAAGTTGAATTTAATTTTCATATTTTTTAATTTTAATTTCTTTATTTAATATATTGTTGATTTTTCCATAAGGTATTATAAATACAATAATAATTATTATATGTATATAATTTGAAAGATACAATACTACTTTAAAACTTGTAAAAGTATCGTCTAAAATATCTGGATCATAAATATCATTATTATATGCAAATACATATAAATCTGACATATAATAACAATATAATAATAATGTTATTATAAATAATAAATGTTTTATTTTCATAATTTAATAATTTAATAGTTAATAATAAAAACCATCTAAGTGAGTAGCGTCTGCTCACTAATTCCATATATAATTATTTTCAATGCGTCTACAGTTTCAATATAATAAATTATATCTTCCTGACTATGATTTATTCATAATTATATACTTCATCCTCAGCCTTAATTAGAGTTTAAATGGTTTTATAAGTTTTTTAATTAGATGAGCGTTAGGTGAGGTAAGGTGTTTAACCACATCTCACCAATACTCTCTACTACAAGAGTTAATTTAGCCACTCTATAAAGCTATTTTAAGTTTTTCTAAATTAGATTCAAGTTTTTCAATATTTTGTTGTTCTTGAAGAATTAAAACATGTTTATTTTTAATTTGTTCTTCACGATGTAATATTAATTCTTTATGTAAATCTTTAATAATCATCACTTGTTCTAATTCAGAATAATATTGTGTGATATATTTAGTATATCTTTTAGCTTCTAAATTAGCTATTTTAGCTGTTGGTTCAGTATATCTCCATACGATATGTTGCAACCAGTTTAAAAATCTTTTTTTCATAATATATAATTTTAGTTAATTTGTGTCTACAATAGGACTCGAACCTATGACCGCCTAATTATGAGTCAGGTGCTCTAACCAACTGAGCTATGTAAACAAATACACTTTTTACAGAAGTGTGAAACTGTTTTATGAGTTTATCATAAACTTTAATGATTAGCACCCTCTTGTCTTATATTACTACAACATTTCTGCGTAAGCTTATATAAGAGTAAGGTCATGTAATTAAAATATATTTACCAATTTCTTGTTACAGAAGTTCTTTAATGTAGTCTTTTACACTACAACCTTCATATAAATACTCACGATTAAAGCTTCAATCTAATTACTTGCTGAGAACTCATTTGTGTTGTAGTGCTTTTTCTTTTGTTAATCACTCTCTTACTCCATTGATTCCTTTCTCAAGGGAACAACACATCTAGCTTTACAGCTCTTTCACAGCTCAGCATTACCAGTAGCTTATTTATTTAACGTGAAAATCTATCCTGTCAATTCAGGATTAGTATCTTTATGTAAATTTGTAGAATCTTTATTACCTACCATTTATTCAGTTTCAAGAAATAATCCTTAATTAGGATAGTGGTTTAACTGACACAAATTTACAAAGGTTCAATGTTTAGCCTTTTTGAAATTAGAATGGGATTCGAACCCATATGGTAGCGACTACCTGATTAATTGTTTCCAAACAATACCATCTAGTTAAATAGAGTACATTATTCCATTTCTGTCATCTAATCCCTAGCTTCTAGTAGATTTTACAATCTTGGGCTTATACACAGCTTAGCTATTACTATTTCCTTCTTCTCTATGATCGTATAGATACAATCCTCATATAACCCTCAGAAGGTAGGTTAGTGAATAGTAATTACTATAACCACAAAGGGGCACTGAGAACTACATTATTCACAAATAATAATCAAATTACCTACTGATTTCCCCTTACAGACAGTCTTGGCTTGTCATTAAACTTCCAACAATGTACATTGTTTTGACTTAGGGAGTACTGATATTAAAAACTACTTATCCATTTCTAAGTGGAATATTACTCCTAGGATACCTCTATATCCGACTGTATTATTACAACAGCATCTGTTAATTCAGATTATAGTAATCTATCTTACAATAAACAACATCATCTTAGCATGATTATTTCTCTCCTAACTACAAGTATACTTGCACTGCCAGAAACTATCTATCTTCAGTAAGTAGTTTAACTTTTAAAAAATCACTTGTCCATATCTAGTAGAAATAGTATATCAGTCATTGTACATTTCAGATAAATGATGCCGAACTATTCTTTACAATAAACACAACTGCTAGTACAGTTTATAATATTAGGAATCGAACCTAAATCTCTATCCATGAGAGTTATCCAGTGACGGACATTATTATTGTTTATCTTCAAGCAAGTGATTTAATTTTTAATTTCTTATTTCAAATAATATTTTATCTGATATAAATTTCATTCCTTTATCGTTTGGATGTGAAGCAATACCACTATTTTGATATTCTCCCCAAGCATAATTGGTCGGATCAGATTTCATTTCTAAAAGATCTACTAATATACATTTGTTTTCAATTGAGACTTCTCTTATTATTTTATCTTTTATTGATATGACTTCATAAGGATTTCCACTAGAATCAAATTGATATTGTGACCAAACTGTTGTTACTAATATAATATTATTACCATATTTTTTATAATAGTTTACAAGTTTTTTTAATGCATCTTTAAAATTACAAACATCACTTACGTTTTCACCAACTTTAATTACAACATAATCATATTGTAAAGATGTTGTAATTCCATAATGTTCTACACCAACATTAAAATTGTTTTCCCAAACAGCAATGTTTTTTCTATTTAATACATCAGTTTGTAGTTCTGTTTTTAATAGACTACAAAAATCTTTATCAGGTGATGATGCAGCCATTCCCCAGTTACCTAACCATTCTCCACCAGGAGCACATTGTGTAATTGAATTACCAATTACTAATACTTTTGGAGGTGTATTATCAACCTCATCTTTTGAACAGCTTGTTAAACTTAATAACATTACTGATAACAATAATAATTTTTTCATTTTAATAATTTTAATGATTAATAGTTTTATATTGTAAAATACTTAGCACCTCTATCTTCACAAAGGTCTCTAAATAATTGTACAACTGATTCTAAATGTAATCTCTTACCTCTACTATCAAAGAATACTTCTTTGTTAATTGGTATTGTTTGAGACCATGTTTGTACTTTTTCTTCAGATTCTGAAGTTACAGGAACATTTTTAATATCACCTTTATAGTCTCTAAATGTTACTTTGTTTTCAAAATGAAATGTAATAACACCATTGTTTTCTTGGAATACTTCTTTTAACTTAGCAAATAATCCATTTTCTTTTTTCACTAATATTGGTTTAGCTTTTGTACTCATAATATTTAATTTAATTAGTTAATAATTCTTGGTTATAGTCTAAAGAAATAGTTTCTTTAGCTTTAAAAAATCTTGATGAACTACTTTTAACTTGTTTCACGTAATGTGAACAATAATAAACTGGTAGTCCTATTATATTTACATGTAATTGAAAATATAATAGTGGTATGATTTGTTTCATCGTTTAAATTTTTTACGTTTTGGTATAAATATTGGAGTACTACTACCCCACCAAGTTGGTGTTGATTCAGTAGCATCACGATCTATTTTTTCTTTAATATCTCTATGAAATGTCATTTCTGCTTTGGATAATTTTTTCATGTTAATTTAATTTAAAACATTTGTTTAACTCGTTGAAATTCCAAATATCAACTTCAACGAGTTCTCCTAAAATATATAATCTATTTTTCATGTGTAAATTCATTGTTAAATGGTATGAATGTTGAGCTAACTGTACCATATCCACCATTACAAAGTATCTTTTCAGTGGCAATTAAAAATAACCATCCTCCAGGAACTCTTACTAATTCTTCAGTAAAATCACCATTCTTTTTTTCAATTTTATCACCTAAAGCCATCTTATACATGTCAGATGTAAATATTTTACTTTTTTTCATAATTTTTATTATTTAATTCATTATTTAAACCTTCATAATAATCAAACCATATTCCAGGTTTTTCAGCAACATCATCGTCTGTTACACCAACTCTAAGATATTTATTATCTGTTGTTGGTAACAATACTTGAGTAGAGCAATCTCCATCATAAGAAATTGCTCCTTTTACTTTTTTTAATTCTTGAATTAATGAAACACTATTAAGACTGTCTTCAATTTCAAATTCTTCTTCTTCAAAACATAAATGAGAATAACCCCTTTCTTCATATAATTTATTAGGAAATTGTTCTTCATATCTTAATTTTTCTAATGCTATTTGTTCATTATAATACTTTAAAGCATTTTCTTTATTTAAAAATAATTTATCTATATTATATGAACCACAGTCATAATATAATGTAGCATATACTTTCATTTTAATTCATGTATTAAATTAATCATTGGATAATGAATTAAATATTTTCATACCAATATGTTTAGATTCAACTTTTCTCATCTTTGTAGGAATACTCCATACTTTAGATTTATCATCAAATCTGAAATCATTTAATACAAAATTCCAATAGATATTAAATAGATATGTCATATATGGTTGTGTTAAATAACCATTTTTATTATATCTATTTTTTAATCTACAGAATTCATCTTGTTGAACCAATCTAAGATGTTGAAATATCTCTTGTTGTTCAATAGCTTTGATCATTGATGTTATTTTAACACCTGAATAACCTTGTCTTTGTAATGTTGTTGACTTTTTCATAATATTTTAGTTAATTTATAATTAAATATATTTTATATATTTATTTTATTGTTCCAATTGATCACTAAAAACGGTACTGTTATAATAACAATATATACTATTGATATAACATAAAGTATTGTAAGTATTGTTTTATATGCAGGATTATCATCAGGATTTAAAAATAATAATCCTATTAATTTTTTTTGTTTACAAAATCCATCACCAATTTGATTTCTTTTTTTAATAATATCTAACACTGTTAAAAGAATAATAAAACCAATTACAAAAATTGTAAATAATGTTGATACTAACATACTCCTTGATTTTTAACAATTAATACTTTATCTTGTTTAACATAACGTTTTTTACAAGACCATCCAGAACTACAAGCTGTTGTAAATAATACAATCACACTTAATAAGATTAATTTTTTCATTTTTATTTAATTTAATAGTTAATTTAATAACATACTAATAATTATTATAATTGCAATAATATATAATAGTTTTATTAGTATGTTATGTGATTTTGAATGATAATTATTCATGTTCTTCCATTATTGGAGCATTCTTTAATTCATAATAAAACCATATGAATGTATTTAATATTGATGATGCTCCTAATATTTTTAAACATAATGTTGCTTCTTCAACGTTTAAATCATATAATACAAATATTAATGATGAAAATATTGAAATTCCAAGTAGTAAATATATTACAATTTGGAATAATGTTTTTGTTGATTTTTTCATAATATTTAATGTGTTATTTATAAATTTTCTTTAATCCATTTATCAATGTCTATATTAATAATTTGACCATAATGTTTATTAATACAATCTAATTTAAGTTGATATAATTTATTAATAATTTCTTCTTTATTCCAACTATCTTTTAATTTCTTAATTGTAATAGTATTATCTTTAGGATTTACTTTAAGTATTTGATTAACTTTAATAGGATTATTAGTAATTGAAAAACTATTATCGTCTGAATATTCATTAATGTATTCAACTAATACATCAGTAATAACTTCACCTTTATTATAAGATTCAATATATTTTTCAATAAATTGTTGTGATGGTTGAGGTAGATAATTAGAATTTAACTTTTTATTACTAAATCCAATCATTAATGAAGTATCTGTTGTAGCTATGATTTTTTTATCTCCTTCTAATATAATTATATTATATTGTCGCTGAAATACTTTATTATCAATTTCAGAATAAAACCAATCACCTTCTTTTATCTCATCATCTGAAATAATATATAAATGATTGGAATACTGACTTCCATTTATTGAATTATAATGACTTTTAGAAAAATTAGATACTAAATCTATATTTTGCCAATCATTTCCATCATAAATAATACCATCTAAATGTGGTAACATTACCACTTGTGCTCTTTTAAACTGATTCATATCATTTGTTTTTAAGATTAATAATTTGTTTTAAAAATAAACCTCTAATAGCTGTGGTTTCTTCCACTCTTTTATCCAGGCTGAGCATGACTGGTATTAGAAGTTTAATAAATTTGCATTTTACACCTAAAACTTTAATAGTACAACAATCAGATTATTAGCTAAGCTATAATCTTTTATTCTTGTTTAATCTATAAACTATTGAAGAAACTGGTGCACTCAATGACTTGTGAAGTTATTAAGTTTTTTTGTCTTTGTTGTTTACGGTGAACCAGCACACCTTTATCATATCACTGGTTGTATAACATATGTCACAACATTTCTCTGTTCTATTGGAATTGATTTATGCAACGTTGCAAAGATAAATCTCCTCATCTGATCACATTTGTATTCTTATTGGCTGTTCAGCGTAACCAGAATGTTCATCATTGTTATAAACAATAGAACATACAACTTCTTTGTATTTAAAACCCTCTGTACTTTATTATAGTATCTAGTATCTTTCATTACGTCATCTAATAACTTGCAAGTATTTAAATGTGTTAGATTCATAGTTTTAGTTATACAATACATCAATTATAATAATCACACCTTGGGAATGTGAAATGGTACATTAAAAAAGAAACTAATTTTATATAAGTTAGTTTCTTTTAAGTATATATATTTGTTTATCATTTTAACGAATGGTATCCTACTACTATTATTCACGTAATACCTGTTATAAATGTCACATGACTTAAAATTATTTATATGTTAATGTTATAATCACATCGATCCATAATGTGAAGTTTAAAGCAATTTATACAGTTTTCTTCTGCAAGTTTCTGTATTAATCTAGTCTTAGAAACTTGATAAGTGACTAGATATACACTCTTTGTGTTGAATAGTGAAAGAATGACTTAAAAACTATTTATATTAAAGATTCATATTCTTCAATATAATCATTTAATTGTTTTTGTAAAACATTAATTTCTTTTTGTGATTTAATTAAACTTTTTACATTATCACCACGACAATAATCATATTTATTGTATATTTTAATATATAATTGATCAATTAATATTTGTAATTCTTCAAATCTTTTCATAATTTTGTATATTTATGTTAGTAAATGTTAATAATTTGTATGTAAAATATATAAATAATACAATATACAATATACTTATGAATAGTATAAAATGTATGTAAAAGCTATTATATTATGTATTGAAGTGATAATTGATGATTTGTGAATTGGTGTTAGAGAGATTGGAATAAATAGTCACTCAATCACTATAACATACAATTACATTTCTTAGGTTTAAGACGTAAAAAGTATAAATCGAAGTTGAAAGTATATTTAACCATAATTAAAATATTTAAATTATATGAATGGAAGATGATTGGACACCACGCAAAGTTACACAAAGTAACCACAATCTTGGTAGCGTCAAAAAAGAAAAGAGGTCGTTAGACCTCTAATCATTAAGCTTGTTCCGTACCAACTTTAGGTTGTGCAACAGGTTCAGGTGTAGCAACTACATTAACTACAAACTGTTTATGCAATTTAGCATAATCATCTGCAAGACACATACGAGCTTGAGAATATCTACCTAAAGACTCTTGAGTCGAAGGATTGATATCCTGTGATTGACCTTCATAGAAAGGTGTTTCACTGTAAGCACGATATGCACGCATTTTACCTGCGTTAACCATATCAACAATCACTTGTTGTTGACGTTGTACAGCCTCAAGGTTGTTACCTCTAAACCATACAATGTTACGGTCAACAGTAATATTACCTGTAGCAATGTCGAAACCCTCTTGAGTAACGTCAATCCCTACAGAATGTAATTGTCCGCCATTTTCTACGTCGTAAGTCCACACTGCTTGTCCGTCTTCGTTAGCAAATACTTTAGCTATTTTCATAATAATAAGATATTATAGTGTCAAGGCCGATTCATAGCTCAATAACACATAGTTATACATTAGGAGCTCCCGACAATTCCCTTGACGGGTACACTCCAAAGTTTTGTACAAGTCGGGGTATGATTTTGGGTTAGTCAACACTCACGTCAATTAAAAACTTTTTGAAAATTTTGAAAAAAAAATATTTTTACTAAAAGCTATTGGTATAATAAAATAATTTGAAAATAATCACTAAAAAATTAGGAATTGTCAAATAAATGTTATATCTTTGCAGTTCAGTAAAATAAATAAGCAACTTATTAAGGATATTGTTGAGTGGATTAAAGGCTAAGGGTTGATAGAGATGCCTCCACTGGACGGGTTTTGCGAGGTATGACGACTTCAATAACACTGGTAAGCCAAGGTTTTCTACAGAACTAACGTTTTTGTGGGAAACCTCGCTATATCTATTAGTTAAATAACTTTATATGATTTAAATATAATTAAGTAATGTTAATTATATTAATGCACCCACTATGCTTTATTGCATTTAGTGGGTTTTTTTATGTTTTTTAAATAAATTTTAAAAATAATTCACTTTTTATTTGGAATTGTCAAAAAAAAGTATTATCTTTGTATAAATAATTTAAATAAAAGAATATGTTTCAACTTTTACAACCACAAGACGAAGAAGATTTTGTACGTTATGTATATTATTTCAATAATGAAATTAATACAGAAACAGTAAATGAATTAATTGGTATTTTATCTGCTGTACCATCAGTAGATTTATTTATGACTACACCAGGAGGAGAAATGCCTGCAGCAAGTGTATTAATGCACTTTATAAATAATCATCCTGATATTAATATTTATCTAACAGGATATATTGCGTCAGCAGGTACATTCTTTTTAACAGATTGTGTTAAACCTGTTTATTTAACTGAATCATTAGATTGGATGTTATTTCATATGGGTGATAGAGAGTTTGGAGGGAAGTTTAGAAAAGAACCTCTAAATAGAGATGAATTGTATAAGCAGTTAGAAGAATGTAATCAGACATACTCAGATAAATTTAAGAAATTAGGTTTAACACCTAAAGAGATTAAAGAGTATTTAAAGGGTGAAGATGTAATCCTTTATAGAAAAGATTTTGGTAGATTAAAAGTAAATAGAAAATAATTTAAAAATAATTGCTAAAAAACTTGCATATGTCAAATATATTTTGTATCTTTGTATAAATATTTAAAAAATGACTAGAAAATTAATATGTTGTGATTTTGATAAACCAATATTGGTTGATGATCAACAACCTGAAGGATTTCAAGAATGGTGTGAAGGTATTATACATGATAAGTGTAAATTCACATTACCTGATAATACTTCTTACGATATTAAAATGTTTGTAGATTTAAACTACAATTTTAACACAGGTTCATATACAACCTTTTTAGAAAACAGATTTAAAGAATTAAATGATGAGTAAAACGTATCAAGAATGGGTTCAAGAAATCCAATGGTTAAGAGATAAAATTATATTACCTAACGGTAAGCGAATAGATAAACAATCTTTTATGACAGGTGGACAAGTAGATCCAAATAAACTAAACACTATTCTTTTAGATGAACACAGAAGACAATAAAGAAGAGTTTCAGTTTTGGAATGATGAGTGGAATACTAATGAATGTAAATGTCATATACCTAGAGGAAACAGTTTTACAGGAAATTGTTTAAATTGTAATAAATTAATAAAACCAATAAAAAATGATAAACCAGATGGTCGTAGATATAAAAAATAAATATAACGAGATAGAAAAAGATTTAACAGATAATCAAGCGGATGTATTTTTAAGATATAATTATTTTACTAAAAAATATAAAGGTGATAGATTAAATGATATTAATGTAGGATTATTTCTAAATGATAGTTATCAACCAGTAGCACAAATATTTGTTAGAAATAAAAAAGGTTATATTAGAACTCATCTAGTATTTAATAAAGATGGTAATAAGATAATTGATAAACAAGTTTTAAATTTAAAAGTATAATGAATGATATAAAAATATCTAAAAATTTATTTAGATTAGAAGAAAATAATATTGGAATTTTTTATGATTCTGATTTAAATGAAGGATTTATTATTAACAATAAAATAAATAAAATTTTAACTTTAGAAGATTTAAAAATATTAAATCGATTATCTAAACAGTTATTTAAACATATTAAAACAGATGAGTAGTTTTGCAAGCAGAGGTTTAAGACAAACAGTCTTATTAAAAAACAAAGAAACTAAAAAACATATTAAAGCTTTCTATAGTATAATTGGAGAAATTGATAAAATATCAAGACAGTTAGATCCTACAATAGAATATACTGAAGAAAATATTAATGAATATGTTAATCCTATTTTAGGTAGAGACTTAGACAATATGGAAATGTTTTTATTATTAGGTAAATTAAATGTAGTTAATAATGAAACTAAAGATAACAATTAAAAATATTAAATCTTATATAGAAGGGAACTCTAAAATGTTCCTTTCTAATGTAGGATTACAAGCACAACACTTACAAGAACAAGTTGCTTATAGATCACTTATTTGTAAAGAGTCGTGTGTAAGTAAAGGTTATTGTGAAGAATGTGGATGTGACTTACCAGGAAAGTTTTATGTAGAAGAATCTTGTAATGGTGGTAAGAAATTTCCAGATTTAATGAGTAGAGTAGATTGGGAACATTTTAAAAAAGAAAATAATGTTGAATAAAAAATATATGATTAAACATACTGATCTATTAAAAGTATTAGAAAAATATGAAGAGTTTGAATCAACTTTTAATAGATTTGTATTAAAACATAAAAATTATAATTTAACAACAACCATTGAACAAGAAAAAGAATTATGGGTTTGTAAAATTGAAGTAAATGAATCAGAAAATAATAAAGTACCTGAAGAAACTATTAAAGCATCTCCAGTACTATAATAAATTAGCACCTTTTCCTGTATATGATACAGATTATGTAAACGATGTAAAAAATAGAATTATGGAATTAGAAAATGAAAAAGAAATAAATTATGATGATGAACCAGTAGTGGCTTGTAAGTATTGTAAAAGTTTACATATTGTAACAGATGAAGTAGACAATGATATTTGTATGAGATGTGGATCAATTAATGAATTAAAAAGTTTTGAAAATATTCATGAATATAAAGAATTTCTAAATGGCGAAAATACCTAATACAGAAAAAAGACCTTTAAAAGGAGAACCTAAATTAAAGGTAGATTTAAATGAAGAACAAAAAGAATTTGTTAAAATGTTTTATGAATATGATGTAAATTTTCTTTTAGGAGATTTCGGATCAGGTAAATCATTAGCCGCAGTACATACTGCATTATCTTACTTTAGAAAAAAACAATGTAATGAAATTTGGATAACACGTCCAATGATTAAAAATCAATTAGCAGCATTACCAGGAGACGTTAAAGAAAAGATGGCTCCATATACTTTTCCAATTGTTCAAAACTTAGAAGTATGTCAAGGTAAAGAAGCTACTGATAAAATGGAAAAAGAAGGATTAATTAAAATCATGCCTATTGATGTAGCTAAAGGAGTTACATTTATGAAATCAGTTGTTATTGTAGATGAGTTTCAAGATATGGACTATGATGATTTTAGAACAATCTTAACACGTTTAGGTGATGGTAGTAAAATGATATTCTGTGGTTCAAAGCAACAAATTCATAAATCAATTGGTAAAAACAGTTGTTTATATGATGCACTTAAATTAGAAGAAAGTGGATTAGTAGGATTTAAAACATTAACTGCTAATCATAGAAATCCAATATTAACAGAAATTATTAAGTATTTAGAAAATGAATAATAATGAAAAAGTAGCTAATCTAAATGTTCATATTAAATCTTTCTTTAGACAATGGATTTTATTTACTGCACCGTTTCATAAATTAAGTAATCAACAACAAAGAGTATTATCGCTACTTTTATATTATCATTATAAATTAAAACAAGAGATTACAAATAATAAAATACTATGGAAAGAAGTATTTGATTATGAAACAAAAGTAAAGATATATACAGAATTAGAAATACAACCTTCAGCATTAGAAAATATGTTATCTAGTTTAAGAAAAAAAAATATCATTATCGATAAGCAAGTTTCTCCAATGTATATACCTAATATTTCTAAAGATTCAAAAACATTTACTATTAAATTTAATTTTAATATTAAACATGAGTAAAGAAATAAATGAAAAAAAAGTAAAAGATTTAATACATAAGATTGGTTTAGTAAATAATTTGACAGATGAACAAGTTAAAAACATTGTAGAGTCACAATTTAGATTTACATATGAAATAATTAAAAATATTTCTTTAGACGAACTCTCAGAAGAAGAAATAAAAGAATTAAAAAAAACTTTCTATTTTAAATATTTAGGAAAGTTATACACAACAGAAGAGATTATAAAAAGAAAAATAAATAAATTAAATAAAGAAGATGGAAGATCAGAAGAGAATTAATAGTGCTGAAGCATTTAACATTGCACAAACATTTCCAATTGAACCAATGTTCAATAAAGTAATTGTAACATTAAATAAAGAAGAAGTAGATCATTATTTGGTGTTATCAGATAATATTATGTCAGAAGAACAATATGTAGTAGCATTTGGTTCACATGTACATAACATTGCATTAGGTGATAAAGTATTACTTGATATTGAAAAGATGATGAGTAAGGAAATTAATCCTGAAAATCAAGATGAGTATATTACAAGAATTAAAATTGATCCTATTACTGTAGATGGTAATATGTATGCGTTGATTGAAGACAGATTTATTAAAGCTAAATATAAAAATTAATATGAAAAAAACATTATTATTTATTTCTACAGGATTTGTAGTAATTACATTACTTGCAACGTTATTTGGAAAAATTACATTGGAACAGTTTGGATATATTACACCATTAGTATTGAGTATTTTATATAGTGTCTATCAAAAATTATTAAATAATGAAAAAGATGAAACAGTTGACGTACTTCGTAATATGTTAGGTGATGCTTATAATAAATTTGCAGAAGAAGAAAGTATATTAGATTCTAAAATTGCACAATTAAGAAATGAAAATTCTAAATTAAGTATTGAATTAGAATCATACGCTATGACAAATAGAAATTTACGTGCAGGATTTGATTCTGAAAAACAAGTTGAAGATAAACAACCTGTAGAAAAACCTAAAAGAACAAGAAAAAAATAATTATGAAATTATTTGAAATGAAAGACTGGGTCCTTAGTGTTCGAGAAGAATGCTGGGGACTCTCTCCATTTAAGAAAATTCTTAAAAGAGATAAGAGTAGAGATAAAGCAACAGCTTTAAAAGAAATGTTATTCATCTATTATTATTCAGATATTAAATCAGATTATTCTATTATAACAAACGAATTAATTAAAACTGAAGAAATTAAAAAGGATGTAGGATTACCTGATGAATGGAAGATTGATTCAGTAATGCAAGAAGCTATTGAATTTTATGAATCAAGATCAATAACAACTATTGGTAAATTATATCGTGATGCATTAAAAGCAGCTAATGATGTTTCTGAATATTTAAGAAATGCAGGAGCTATTTTAGCAGAAAGAGATGATAGAGGTAAACCTGTGGTAACAGTGAATGTTATTACTGCAGCAATTAATCAAGTTAATAAATTAATGAAAGATTTAAAAGCAGCAGAAAAAGAAGTTGTTAAAGAACAACAAGAATTAGAAGGAAGAATGAAAGGTAGTAAGGCGCTAAGTATTTTTGAGGAAGGTCTCGATTTTTAACAACAATATGAGAAAGACAAATAATAAATGTGTCTATAGACATAGACGATTGGATACTAATGAAATATTTTATGTAGGAATGGGTTCTAATAAAAGAGCAACTTCTCTAAATAATCGTAATGAATTATGGAAAAGAATTGTTAATAAAACAGAATATGTTGTAGAAATTGTTTCTGAAAATTTAACTTGGGAAGATGCTTGTGAATTAGAATGTTTACTAATTAAAGAATATGGTAGATTAGATGATAAAACAGGAAAACTTTGTAATTTTACAAATGGTGGTGATGGTAGTGTTGGAATTGTAAGATCTCAAAAAACTAGAAAACTTTTAAGTGATGCACTTAAAAATAGAAAATTTTCAAACGATACAATAGTTAAAATGAAAAAAGCTAAAGAAAATAAATATTATTTAGACGATAACCCGAATTCTAAAAAAGTTATAAATATAGAAACTGGAGAAATATTTAACACATTAAAAGAAGCAGCTTCAAGTATTAATATGAATTACGGTAGTTTTAAATGGTCTATAAGAAAAGCTAAAAAATTTAATTTTAAATACTATAATTAATATGAAATTTATAGAAGAAGGATATGATATATATAGAGGAAGACTTAAAGATCCATCCTTAAAAAAATTAAATTGGTATGAGGAAAATATTGTAAAACATCTTCCAACTACTGATGATTTTATTTTAAAAATAAAAATAGGAGATGAACATCTTATTGACATTTTAAAAGAAAAAAATGATTTGGAGTATTTAAATAATGAAAATGTACATGGAAGAAATATATTATAATAAAGAAGGAAGAGAAAAGTTAATTAGTGGTGTAAATAAATTACATGATGCAGTAGCTTCTACTATGGGTCCTAATGGTAGAACTGTAGTAATACCAGATGAAGATAGTTATGGTAAATATAAAGTTACTAAAGATGGTGTTTCTGTAGCAAGACAAGTTAAATTAAAAGATCCTGTTGAAAATATAGGAGCTCAATTAATTAAACAGGCTGCTGAGAAGACTGTTGAAGAAGCTGGTGATGGAACAACAACTGCAACTGTATTAGCCACAACGTTTGTAAATAATCTTAAAGATTTTGAATATGTAGAAGTTGTTAAAGCATTTGATGATATAATTCCTAAAGTATTAGTAGAATTAAAAAATAATTCAAGAGAATTAAAAAAAGAAGATATTAAACATGTTGCTAGTATTTCAGCTAATAATGATGAAGTAATTGGTAATATTATTCAAGACTCTTATAATCATTCTGACATTATTAAAATTGAACAATCTAATAATATTACAGATGTTATAGAATTAATTGAAGGAATGAATTTAAATGTAAGTTATTTTTCAAAACATTTTATAAATAATGAAAAGAAAGGTACTTGTGAATTAGATAACCCTTATGTATTACTTTTAGATGGAAAACTAGAAAAGTTAGAAAATTTTAGAATTCCATTAGAAAAAGGTATGGATCAAGGTAGTTCATTATTAATTATAACAGAACACGTACATGAGCAATCATTACGTAAATTGGAATCAATTGTTCTTAGTAACAATGTTAATTTATGTATTATTAAAACACCTGGTTTTGGTCCACATAGAAAAGACTTAATTAGAGATTTATCTGATTTTACAGGTGCTACTGTAATTAGTGATATGACTAAAGAATATAATGATAAAGTATTAGGAAAACTTAAATCTGCAAGTATTAGTAAGAACTCATCTATATTAGTTAAAGATGAAAGCATTGAATTAGAAGATTTAATTATAACCTTAAAAGAATATTCTAAATCAACAGAATTAACAGACTACGATAAAGAACTATTAAAACAACGTATTGATAATTTAACAGGTAAAGTATCTATTATTAAAATAGGTGGTAAAACTGAAAATGAAATGAAAGAACGTTATGATAGATATGATGATGCTGTTAAAGCTGTAGCTTGTGCATTAGAAGAAGGAATTGTACAAGGTGGTGGTATAGCGTTATATAATACTACGATTAATCTTTGTAATTCAAATTTTGGAGAAATTGTAGATGGAATATTTAATGCTTTAGATAAACCTTCTAATATTATAATGGATACTCGAAATTTTAATTATCAAGAAAAAAATATGTTTGATGAAAATATTATAGATCCACTTAAAGTTACAAGAACAGCTTTAGAAAACGCAGTTTCAGTAGCTAAAACAATACTTAGTACTGATGCTATTGTATTAAATGAAATAGAATGGAACAAGAATTAAATGGATTATATAATTTTAATAAATACCAAACTCCTTTAACTGAAGAACTTAAAAATTCTTTACATAAAGAAGTTTGGTTAGATTTATTAGAATATATTAATTCTATTGAATTTATTAAACGATTAATTGCTCCTGAAGAAATTAGAGGTTTTGCTAAAGACAGAACTAAAGATGAAGAATACGATGATGGTAGAATTAAAGTACGTGTAGACAATCCTCACATACTTGAGGATATGGATTACTTTAGAGAACGTGCTTTGTTTTTTGAAAAGCATGGTAAGTATACACTACTTCATCCTAATCCAAATCCTAAATCAGATTATGCTTTATTTTGGAAAGAAGAACTTCGTCGTTGGAAAAATGGTGTAGTACGTGAATCTGATGGAGAATGGATTCCAGGTCAATTATATTTTTATTGGAACTATAGTCCAATATGGTTAGTAGAAACAGTAGGTATTACTAAAGACGGTAAAAAGAAAGGTGAACGTAGAAGAAAGTTTCCAAAACCTTGGTTAGGTGATTATTTATTTTATCACTACATGGAACAAGGTAGACAACGTGGACAACATGGTAAATTATTAAAAACTCGTGGAGTCGGATTTAGTTTTAAGATGGGAAGTATCTCACCATGTAATATGTATACACTACCAGGATCAGGTAACCCTAATTTTCACTTAGCTTCTGAAAAAACATTCTTATCAGGAGATAAAGGTATATGGGGTAAAGTACTTGATACTTTAGACTGGATTGCTGAAACAACACCCCTACCTAAAATGCGTTTAGTAGATGATACTAGAAACATGTATATTCAATTAGGATTTAAAGATGAGTATGGTACACGTAAAGGTATTATGTCTTCAGTATATGGTATATCACTTAAAGATGCACCTGAGAAAGCAAGGGGTATTCGTGGACCATTAATTCATTATGAAGAAGATGGTTTATTTCCTAATCTTGAAAAAGCATGGAATGTAAACTTAAAAGCTGTGGAAGATGGTGATGTAGGATTTGGATATATGCTTGCAGGTGGGACAGGTGGTACTGAAGGAGCTTCGTTCGAAGGTTCTGAAAAACTATTCTATAGTCCAGGTGCATATAATATATATGGTATTCCAAATGTCTATGATAAAAATGCTACAGGTGATTCATTATGTGGATTCTTTTGGGGAGGTTATTTAAATCGTAATGGATGTTACGATGAAACAAATGGTGAGCCTGACGTAATTAAATCTTTGATTGAAATTCTTAAATCAAGATTTAATATTAAATATAGTTCTACAGATCCAAATGCAATTACACAAAAGAAAGCGGAAGAACCTATTACACCTCAAGAAGCTATTATGCGTACAGAGGGTACAGTATTTCCTGTTGCAGACTTAAAAGATTATTTAGAATCTGTAATGATGCAAAGAGATACATTCTTAGCTGAACATTATGTAGGTGAATTAATAAGAGGTCAAGATGGTAAATTAAAATGGAGACTTAATTCAGATAAATATCCTATTAGAAGTTATGATAAAGATACAGCTAATCGTGAAGGATGTTTAGAGATATTTGAAATGCCTAAAGAAAATGCTAATGGTGAAATACCTCGCAGTAGATATATTGCAGGAATTGACCCTATTGATGCAGACGCAGGAACATCTTTATTTAGTATATTAGTTATGGACACTTTTACAGATAGAATTGTAGCTGAATATACTGGTAGACCTAAACTTGCTGAAGAAGCTTATGAGTTAGCTTTACGTATTTTAGAATTTTATAATGCTGAAGCAAATTATGAAAGTAACTTAAAAGGTTTATTTAGTTATTTTGATAAACGTAACTCTTTACATAGATTGTGTGACGTACCTCAAATATTAAAAGATATGGAATTTGTAAAAGGAACTAATCTTTATGGTAATAAAGCAAAAGGTACTTTAGCAAATGCTCGTGTAAATAAATGGGGTAGAGTACTTCAAGCTGACTGGATGTTAACTAAAGCACATGGAGAAGATGAAAATAAATTAAATCTTCACACATTAAGAAGTATTCCTTATATTGAAGAATGTATTAAATGGAATGCTGATGGTAACTTTGACCGTGTATCTGCAGGTATTATGTTAATGATATTACGTGAAGATAGATATAAAAGAACACAAAGTGCAATAAAAAATCAAGATAAAAAATTAGATACTTTGTCTAATGATAATTTTTTTAACAAGAATTACAATAAATCAAAAGCTATTGACGAAATGAAAATAAAGTATTAAATGTTTATTTTTGTTTTGAATTCTTATTAAAATTTTGTATATTGCAAAGTTTAATAAAATTATAACATATGAGTCGTATAAATAACATACAACAACCTAGACAGAAACTTCCGTATAAACAAAAAAATAAAGATTGGCGTAAAGACAATTTAGATTTTGCAGACAGACATTCTTTTTATTATAATTCAGAAGTACGTCAAACATTAAAAAATAAAATTATAAATTTAAATCTTTATAATGGAATTGTTGATGTAAGAGATTTAACAAATGTTGTTAATCCAAATCAACTTGATGCATCATATGTACCTGATAACATACCTCATCATCCAATTGTAGTTCCTAAAATTGATTTACTTTGTGGTGAAGAAATTAAAAGAAGATTTGATTGGTCTGCTGTTGTTGTAAACAGTGATGCTATTACAAAAAAAGAAGAAGATAAAAAAGCTTTTTTAATGCAACGTCTTACAGAATTTTTAGAAGCTAATTATTCTGACGATGAATTAAAAACTAAAATGGAGGAACTTGGTAAATATATGAAATATAGTTGGCAAGATCTTCGTGAGAAGATGGCTAATCAAATATTGAAATATTATTGGCAAGAACAAAACATGGCTGAAAAATTTAATAAAGGATTTAAAGACGCTTTAATTATGGCTGAAGAAGTTTACTTAGTAGACATTAGTCATGATGAACCAGTATTAACTAAATTGAATCCTTTAAAAGTTCACGCTGTACGTTCAGGTAATTCTGATAGATTAGAAGATGCTTCAATTGTTATTATAGAAGATTATAAGTCTCCTAATCAATTAATAGATGAGTATTATGATGAATTAAAATCTGAAGAAATTGATACTCTTTTACATTATAGTACAAACTCATCAAAAGGTGCTTATTCTGAAGATACAGATAATCATACATTATTTAGAGATTCTACTGAGAATATTGGAATGTATGAAAGTCTTTTAGATTTAGCAGAAGTTAATGGTCATGTGTTTGGTAAAAACTATACAGATATTAATGGTAACATTAGAGAGCTAAGAGTAAGATGGAAATCATTACGTAAAGTTAAAAAAATAAAATTTTATGATGAATATGGTCAAGTTCAATATCGTTTTGAATCTGAAGAATATATTCCTGAAAAAACATTAGGTGAAGAATCTACTGACTTTTGGATTAACGAAGGATGGGAAGGAATTAAACTAGGTAAAGATATTTATCTTAAAATGAGACCTCTTCCTGTTCAATATGTAAAAGCAAACAATCCTTCAAAAGGACATTTAGGTATTATAGGACAAGTTTACAATACTAATCAAGGTAGAGCAGTATCATTAATGGATAGAGCTAAAAACTATCAATATATGTATGATGCATTGTGGGATAGATTAAATAAAGCTATTTCTACAAATTATGGTAAAATACTTGAATTAGATTTAGCTAAAGTTCCTGCAGGTTGGGAAATTGAAAAATGGATGCACTTTGCAGTAGTAAATAAGATTGCTGTAATCGATTCATTTAAAGAAGGTAATCATGGTGCTGCTACTGGTAAACTTGCTGGTGGTATGAATGCTATGGGTGGACGATCTATTGATATGGAAACTGGAGCATACATTCAACAACATATTCAGTTACTTGAATTTGTTAAAATGGAAATGGGTGAAATATGTGGAGTATCTCAACAACGTCAAGGACAAATTTCAAATAGAGAAACTGTTGGTGGTGTAGAACGTTCTGTAAATCAATCGAGTCATATTACTGAATATTGGTTTATGTTACATGAATCATTAAAAATAAGAGTATTAGAAGCATTTCTTGAAACAGCTAAAGTTGCATTAAGAGGTATTGAAAATAAAAAAATTCAATATATATTAGACGATCAAACTATTGAAATTCTAAATATGGAAGGTGAAGAATTTGCAGAATCTGATTACGGTATTCTTGTAACTAATACACCTAAAACACTTGAACTTGAACAAGCTATTAAACAATACGCACAAGCATTTATTCAAAACGGAGGTTCAATGTCTACAATTATGGATATTTATTTTAGTCCTTCATTAATGGATATGCGTCGTAAATTAGAAACTGCTGAAGAAGAAATGTCTCAACGTCAATCTGCATCTGCAGATGAACAAAACAAAATAGCTCGTGAACAAATGCAAATGCAACAAGAAAACATTGTAGCAGAACGTGAGTTAAAAGATTTAATAAATCAACGAGATAATGAAACTAAAGTTTATCTTAAAGAATTAGAACTATCTGTACAACCTGAAGTAGGTGATGATGGTATTGAAAATCCTTTAGATAGAGAAAAGTTTAATTTAGATGTTGAAACAAAAAGAAAAGATTATATTACTAAAATGAAAGCTTTAGATAACGATATGAAAAAACATAAAGATCAAATGGATGCTAAGAAAGTTGATCAATCTATTGCTAGAATTAAAAAGAAAACAAGCAACTAAATGCTATTAGAATTTTTTTCCAAAGGTTAATTAAATCAATTAATCTTTGGAATTTAATTCAAAATGTATTATATTTGCAAACTTTATAAATAACCTTAAAATAAATTAGAATGGAAGAAGATAATTTAGAAATGGGTATGTTTGATAATTTGGAATTAAACTTTGAAGCTGATATTCCAACATTTGAAGAAGACATTGACCCACAAGATTTAGAAAATAATAATGACGATATTAATGATGTCACTGAGGATGATGATAATCCAGGGGAAGTAAGTGATGAAGAAGATGATTCAAATGAAGGTAGTGATGATGATGAAGACGCTAGTTCTTCTTCCACTATTTATTCTTCGCTAGCTACAGTCTTATCAGAACAAGGATTACTACCTTCGTTGGACATCGAAAACACAAAAATTGAAACAGTAGATGACTTTGTTGAAGCATTTAAAAAAGAATCAGAAATACAAGCTGATTTAAAATTAAATGAATATTTAGCAAATATTGACATTAATGCTGTTGCACAAAGTAAACAAAAGATTGCAGAATATAGTTCTATTGATGAAAATTCTTTATCAGATAATTTGGAATTAGCAAAACAATTAATATATCAAGATTATGTTAATCAAGGTATAGGTGAAGCTAAAGCGACGAAATTGTTAAATCGTTTAATTGATTTAGGTGAAGATGCAATTTTAGAAGACGCTGTTGATTCATTAAGTTCTTTAAAAGAATTTGAAACACGTCAAATTGAATATCAAAAAGAACAATATAAAGTTCAATTACAAGAACAAGAAAAACAACAAAAAGAATTAGATGAAAATCTTAAAAAAATTATTTTTGAGAAAAAAGATTTAATTAATGGTTTTAAACCAACTAAAGCTTTTCAAGAAAAAGTTTATAAATCAATTAATGAAGTCGTAGGTAAATCACCTGAAGGACATTTTGAAAATAAATTTATGAGAGATCGTAGAGCTAATCCTTTAGAATTTGAATCACGTATGTATGCATTTTATGAGCTTACAGATGGATTTAAAGATTACTCAAAATTAATAACACCTGCTAAATCTAATGCAATTAAAGAATTAGAAAAAGCAGCTAAGAAAACAACTATTGTTGATGGTGGTACTCCACTATGGGCACAAGATTCAAACAGTTACGATAACATCGGTTCAGTGTTGAATTTATAATAAGTACACAATTAAAATAATTATAAAACTATGAGTTTAGGAAAATTTGTAATGACCAAAGGTAAAGCTTGGTCAGGTATGACACTTAAAAACCACATTGGTGCTATTTTCGGAAGTCAACCACAATTAATCTCACCTTTAACAACTGTGTTGTTACAAAATTCAGGAATGAAAAACTTAGATACAACTTTATCTTTGTTCCCTGAAAAGGTATTACCTACTTCTGACGATTTCGTTTGGAAAGTAGTTGGTTCTGATGAAAGAAACATTCCACTTGTTGAAGCAAGATACAATGGTTCTGTTGTTACAGATGCTACTGTAGGTGTAGGTGCGGCAAGAGCTACTTTTGAATTAGTATTTGCTGAAAAATGGTTCACTAAAATGCATTTGATTGCAGGTCATAGACCAGACGTATATCAAATGAGAATTCTTGAAGAGCCTTATGAAGAAGGACAACATTACGTTTATACTTGTGAAGTATGGGGTGGTCAGGAATCGTTAGCTGGTATTCCAGGTGATGAACTTTTACCAGGAATGAAATTCTCTATTGAGGGTGCTCCTGTAGAAGACGAGTTATCAATTCAAGGTGCAGGTATTCAATTTACTTCTCCTTACTTAATGAGAAATTCAGTTACTTCAATTCGTATGGAACATAAAGTTTCAGGTAAAATGATTGACTGTAAAGTTGAACCAGTTTATTTTGCAGGAATTGAAACTAGAGATCCTAATACAGGAAAAGTACACAAATCTGTAACTTGGATGCAAGAAGTATATTGGCAATTTGAAAAAGCTTTATCAAGAATTAAATCAAGAACTGTTATGTTTGGAAAAACTAACCGTGATGAAAATGGTCGTTTCTTGAATAAAGGTAATGCTAATATTGAAATTAAAGCAGGTTCTGGAATTAGAGAACAAATGGAAGTGTCTAACACTACTACTTATAACAAATTCTCTATTCGTTTATTAGAAGATTTATTATCTGAATTATCAGAAGGTAAATTAGATTGGACAGAAAGAAAATTCATGTTACGTACAGGTGAAAGAGGAGCTGCTCAGTTCCACAGAGCTGTAACACAATTAGCGTCAGGTTGGTCAGCAATTGGATTTGATAATACAAACCAAAATGCTATCAAACAAACAACTTCAAAATTCCATAGTAATGCATTTGTTGCAGGATTCCAATTCACTGAATGGAAAGCTCCTAACAACATTCATGTTATGTTAGAAGTTGATCCAATGTATGATGATAAAGTTCGTAATAAAGTATTACACCCAGATGGTGGAGTAGCAGAATCTTATAGATATGATATTTTATATATTGGATCTATGGAAGAGCCAAACATTCAAAAAGTTAAAGTTAAAGGTTCTGATGAATTACGTGGTTATATTGCTGGTATTCGTAATCCTTTTACTGGACGTAGAGGTGGTGAAATGCAATTAATGGAAGATAGTGCTACTATGACAGCATTATGTGAAGGTTACGGAGCAATGGTTAAAGACCCTTCTCGTACTGCAACATTAAAACCATCAATTATTGACTAATAATAATTGGTTAAGTGCCTCTCTACACAATCTGCTGTAGAGGTGCACTATAAAATAATAAAAGTTTTAATTGGGAGTTCTTTAAAAACTCCCTTTTTTAAAATAATCTTAAAAGGAAGAAGAGATGAAAGAAGATGTTAAAGAGTTAAAAAATACTTTTACACTACCTGACGAAATTGTGGTAGTTAAATATATAAATAGAAATACAGGTATGGCAGCTAACGTTGACAAAAACCACGTTATTTCAGGAGGAATGCTTACAAATGCAGTTCGTAAATTTTCAGCACCAATTCAAAGAAATGGTTCTATTAAAAATGTTCTTACTAATGAAGAAAAAGAATATTTAGAATCTGCAACAGGTTTAAATTTATCTGTTTATGGAGAATTTTGGCAAACGTTTTTTGTAACATTACAAAAAGAAGATGCAAATAATAGATTTGATTTGAGTAATCCTATGGATTATATTTCAATTAAAATTTTAGAAAGTTTAACTAAAGAAGATATTTCACCTTCATGGGCTGTAAGAAATCAAAAACAAACTTATCAATTTGCTATCACAAGAGGTGATGAAGAAATGCTTGAAGATAAAAAGAAATTTGATTCTAAGAAAGAAGCATTTAAATTATATGGTAAAATTGAAGATGATAAAGAAAAACTTTTAGGAGTTTATAAATTGTTAACAAATAAACCAATAAGTAACGATTCTAGTTTAAGATGGTTACAAACTAAAATTGAAGAAATTATTGATTCTAAACCATTATCTTTTGTAAACATTGTAAATGATAAATCTTTTCATACTAAAATGTTAATTAACGAAGGTATTGATAAAGGAGTAATTGTTAAAAAATCAAACAAGTATTCAACAGTAGACGGATTAGATTTATGTAATTCAGGAGAAATTCCAACTTTTGATAATGCTGTTTCATATTTAGACAATGTTAAAAATCAAGAAGTTCGAGACATTATTGAAGCAAAGATTAATAAAGAGAAATAAATATGACAAACTTAGAAATGAGTAATGAGTTTGATATTCATTATAATAGTATTGCTGGACAATCTGCTCCTAATATAGATGATTATGAAAAATCAGTTTTTTTTACAAAAGCACAATTAGAAATAGTTAAAAACTATTATGATTCTTTAAGTAATCGTAAACAAAAAGGTTTTGAGTCAACTGAAAAAAGAAGAGTGGATTTAAAAGAACTTATTGTTAATTTTAAAAACAATACAACACTATCTTTAAATAGTGGAATCGATACTAATTCTAAGTTTTTTACAATACCAAATAATACTTTTTTAATTATTCAAGAAAGTGCTAAATTATCATCAACTAATAGTTGTATTAATAATAATATAGCAAACATTAAAGTTATAACACATGATGAATATAATATTCAACGATTGAATCCTTTTAAGAAACCTGATGAAGATGTTCTTTGGAGATTAGATATTGCTAAATACAATAATGATCAAATTGTTGAAATTATTTCACCATACGATATTTCAGAATATCATATGAGATATATTAAATATCCAAAACCTATTATCTTAAAAGATCTTGATGTCATATTTCCAAATGAAAATTTATCAATAGATGGATTTACTGAAGAATTACAATGTGAATTAAGTGAATCTATTCATAGAGAAATATTAGACAGAGCTGTTGAATTAGCATTAAGAGATTATAAACCACAAAATCTTGAAAGTAAAATTCAATTAGATCAAAGAAACGAGTAATTAAATTATTTATAAATTAAAACTATTTTAAATTATGTACGGACCTAATCAAGTGGGTGAGTTAATTGTAGGTAATGCTGTTGCGACAGAAACTACAGTTGCAACATTTATTGCTACGGCAAGTGATAAAGAAGTTAAAGCGTTATCTGTAGACGGAGGAAATGTCGCAGCAGGTAAACCTTTTTATTTTTTACAAAAAACTAGCGGAAATGCTGGTAAAAATCTGAATTTTGAATTTTCAGATAGAATTGATCCTAGATATATTGATAAGATTACAGTTGCAGAATATGCTCCTGAAGTTTTAAAATCAGTAAAAGTTGATGGATTTACAGGTAGTGGTGTAATTGCTGCTCAAAGAACTTATGAAGTTGAAATCAGATTAGAAGATATGTTATCTCCTGAAAACTTTCAATTCATTCAAGGATATTATGTAACAGGTGAAGTATTAGGTTCTGATACTGCTACTACTGTTAGAGATGGAATTATCGCTTCTATTAATAAAAATTTAGAGCGTAGAGGAAATTCTGAATTTACAGTTGTTGCAGATGGTACTGGTATTTTAATTACTGAGAAATATCAAGAAAATCGTCCTGGTAAAATTGAAGGACGTAAATTTAATTTTACAGTTAGAGGTAAAGTTTTTAACAATGTTGAAAATGGTTACAATGCAAATTTAAATTTACTTACTGAAACAACTATTACTGATGGTTATGTTGGTCAAGGTACAGGTAAATTTGCTACAAACTTTGAATGGTTTGTAAAAGGTTATAAATATGATCCAAATAGATTGTTAGGTTATCCTGCAGATTTTGGAGATCGTACACCTTATTATACTTCTAAAGATGGTTTATATAATGTGATTCAAATTAAATATTTTGCACCACGTAATGAAACTTCTGTTGAAAGACAATATAAAGTATTAACTATTTTAGTTGATAAAGTTACTGATACTTTAGCAAATAATGCTGCTACTAATTCAGTATTAGCTAATATTAGAACGGCTGTAGGTACATTAGCAACAGTACCTGCTAATTTACCAGTTGTTTAATAAAATTAAAATTAACCTACAAAGGGAGTTGAGTGAAAAACTCGCTCCCTTTTTTTATTTAAAAAAATATGATAACCGTAAATAATTTAGAAATACAAGAAAATGGTTCACAGTTAGCGATCAATGTTCAAACAGAAACAGGTTCACTAATTACTTCTATTTTATTGTGGAATATGAATACATTTAAAGATTACACAAAAGCAATAAATTTAGATTATAAATTAGAACAACTTACAAATATAGAATCATTTATTGTTACTGCTGAAGAATTACAAATTTCATCTTTTGACGATATTTGGTTTATTGAAGTACAAAGTGACTATGTACCTCTTGATAATTGTGGTAAATTTTTAGACCCTGCTTTAGGTATCACTTACAATTTATCACCTTATTATAAATGTTTATTAAATAGATTTTTTGAACATCAAAAGAATCCTTGCACTAATTGTACAAATCCTTTTATAGATGATTTAGTATTGTCTATAGGATTAACATTAGATATTGTTGAAAAATCAATTGAAGAAGGATATTACTTACAAGCAATTAGTTTAATTAATAAATTAAAAAAATTCTGTTCTATTAAAAAATGTAATAATTGTGAAACTGTAGAATGTAGCTCTTGTAGTAAATTTAAACAAAATTAATTATGATTGAAATAACAATTAAAAATCATTTAGGAGTATTAATTGGTTCGATTGAAAAAATATATAAAAGAGCACAGCTTATTGGAAAGTTAGAAATTATAGATATATATTATTTAAATATAATTTATAAACTATTAAATAAACTTGAATTGACAAATGATGAAAATAATCAATTAATTGATTATTATAATAAATTATCATTTTACTCAGAAAATATTTGTCCTCCAAAAGTTATTAAAAAATATCAAACAACTCCTAAACCTAAATTTGAACAAGCTGAAAATACAGATTGTAATACAGTAATTAAAAATCAATCTATATTATATTGGCAAGAAGTTTATACATTAAATAATTCTCAAATAACAGAATTAGTTGATGATACTAATTATTTAGTAAATATACCTTCAGATACATATGAAAACTTTGAACTAGGTAAAAATATAGATTATACTAAAATAGGTAAAATTGTATTTTTAGCTTTAGAATCTAATACTACTGATTATATAGTTAAAGACGGATTAGATAACAATGTGACTCATACTTTTAATATTCAATTAATACCTGAATTAAATGCAACTTTATTTATATCAGATAATACATATAGTCACGGAATAATGAAATTTAAAATAATCAAACAATAATGGATTATACAAATATACCTACGGGTTTAAAAATAACTACACAAATTCCTTTAAACGTTAAAGAGTTTTCTAAAGATGAAGCTACTTTAGCATATTTAGGAGTTGATAATAATTTAGCATTTACATATCACGATCAATTAGAAGTATTATGTTTAGCTGAAAAATCAATATACGTATGGAGAGAAGTACAAATTGGTGAAGAAAATACAGGATTAGTTCCTTTAGATTTTACATATCCTACAGGTCTTCCTACAGTATATGATATTAATTATTCAGGTAAAAAATATAATTTCTTTTTAAAAGAATATGTAACAACAGATACACTTCAAGATTTAATAAAGATTGAAAATGTTGGAACAGGAGCTGAAGTTTATAAAGGATTTAACAGTACTACTAATAAACATGAAATAAAAACTGTTATTATAGATAGTCAATCAAGCAATGGAGAATCTTTTGTAAGAGATGTTCAAGAAAATACAAACGATATTACTGTAAGAATAAAAAAATTAGTTTCAGATAATTTAACTATTACTTCTACAAATGATGAAGTTAGAATTGAAACACCTTCTACTGCAAGTATTCCAGCATTATATATAAACAGTTTATATGTACCTACTTATAATGAATGGTTAACTGAAAATAAAGAACAAAATGGAGGTACTGCTGTATTAGGATTTGTATTTATAGGAAAAGGTAGTTTAGCACAACCTTTTACAAACTCTATTACATACCCATTATTAGGAGGAACAGCAACTATAACAGCAGATACAGCTATTCAAAATGCTTTAGACGGAGATATAACGTATGCTTTTCCATATAGTTATGTAGGAACAGGTAGCAGACTATTACCACAAAGAAGTGGACAAAAAATTATTGTACAAAGTAATAATGTTGCATATATTTTTCCAAATGATTTAAATTACTCTAATTTATATATTAAATTTGAAGAAAATATAAGTTTTAGTACTACAGGTTATATAGTAGACATGGATAATACTGCATATTTTAATTCTGAATCTTCAATAGTGACTATAGAAATTGCTGAAAATAAAAATTTAGATATTAGTGACACTTTAGGATTTAGAAATTCAGGAAACACATCAAGCACGCCACCTTCTTATACTTCAGGAAGAATACTCACTTTTAGAGGAGAAGGAGCTTTATACTCTCAATATAATGGTGCAGATGTACTTACAAAATACATTTTTAATGGAGAAGGAAACGATAATGATGATAATTTACACTATGATGTAAGATGTAGAGTTGTAGCAATATATCAAGGTATTTATTTGTGTAAAAATAAAATGAGAATTGATTTTTATAATAAACTTCAATCAGGACAATTATTTTTAGATGTAAACTTAGGATTGCAAGCCTTTAAAATGACAGGAGGGCAAGTCAGATTTTATGAGAAAGGGTCAATTGCATTTGGTAATTCAAATGGAAGAACTTACGGAGTTACTTTTGAACCGCAAGGTGCAGGAATAGGATATTGTAGTTTTCAATTAAACAAAGCACAAATAGCAGGAAGCATACAATATTGTTTTGTAAGATTAAATAATGAAACAGTTGACTTTTTAGCATTTAATTCTCCAAGTGGTGATGGTTTTAGCACTACTAATCCAGGAACTAATACTGTAATACAAGGATTGTTTCAAAATCTAGGAGCTTCTAAATGGGGAATAAATATGAAAAATTGTGTATTTTCATACACAGGAATAGATTTTGATAAAGTAGATTTAACTTTAGGTAATAACCAATCAACAGTAAATTTCATAGGAAACAATGTTGTTGAAAGTTTAATAATTAAACCTAGTAGAGCACAAGCAATTATTGACGGAATACCGTTATATTCAGCATATATAAAAACTTCAGGTGTAGCTTATCCTTCTACATCAGGATGGGTTAGAGATATTGTATTACCTGCTTAAAATAAATAAAATATGTCAGTACAAATTAATAATGAAGATTATGCAAAACCTTGGAGACCTGGCGTATATCCTAAATCAACTACTGTAATATATAATAACCAACTATGGATTCTTAATGATTCTATAGTTGGTTTATTTAGTAGTTCAGATTTTTTAACTGAAGTTGCTAATGGAGATTGGATTGGAAGATATACTAAAGAAGGGGATTTTGCCACTGTAGCATTTTCAGGAGATTATAATGATTTAATAAATCAACCAGTTATCCCAGCAACACAAATAAAAGAAATTGTTTATTTACAAAATAGATGGACTTTAACAAATGCTAATGTTTATTATAGATCTCGTGGAGATTATTCTGGATTTAATGACATGATAATGGTTACTCAAATGGTAGGAACTTCTGATTATGCTAGTTTATCTCAAGCAAATAGAAGTAACTCTAGTTTCTTTTACGTAGCAAACGGTAATAAAAAATTAGATAAAATTTATTTAGATATTTCAAGTGGAGGAACTACAACAACTAGTTATACAATAATGGTTGTAGCTTGTCAAAGAGTGAATTCTTCTAGTACAAATACATCTACGATAAATGAAATAAATTTAGGAGAATATAGTGTAACAAAGGCAAGTGGTGACGTAACTTCTTTTTATACAATAACTCCAATTGATGTTACAATTCCTGATGGTTATATTGTTACGTATTTTCTAAAAAGATTAGATGGAACAGCGGAAGTAAATGTAACAACACATTTTCACTTTAAAAATATTTAAAAAAATGAGCAGAAAAGAAAAAATAGATTTTTATCTAGGAAAATTAATGAGTAGAAAATTATTAGCATTTGTAATAGCATCTGTAGGTTTATTTACAGGACATGTTACAGATACTAATTGGGTTATATTAGCCACAGCATATGTTTCTATTGAAGGATTTACAAATATTGTTGAAAGATTAAAACACAATGGATAAAACAATGATACACGAATTTAAACTAACTATAATAAATTTTATAGTAATTGCTTTTGCTTTTACTAATATTGAAACAATACTTAAACCAATTGCATTGTTTATATCAATTATATATACAATTTATAAAATAATTGAATTACATCAAAAATTTAAAGATAGAAAAAATGGATCAGATAAGTCTGGAGAGGATTAAAACACTTCATCCTAAAATTAGAAAAGAAGTTTTAGAATTATATACTAAAGTTAATAATTTAGAATTAGGTAAAGGAGTTAGATTAAGATTATCTTATACTTTTAGAACACATGAAGAACAAGATGAATTATTTAAAAAACGACCTAAAGTAACTAATGCTAAAGGTGGTCAATCAATTCATAATTATGGATTAGCATTTGATATTGTACTTATGTATGATAAAGATGGTGATGGTAAATTTGAAGAAGTTTCATGGGATACTAAAAGAGATGGTGATAAAGATGGAATATCAGATTGGTTAGAAGTAACTAAAGTATTTACATCTGGAGGATATACTAATGGTTTTATAACCAATGGTAAAAAATGGGATTTACCTCATTTTCAAAAAGATTTTGGTTTATCGTGGCAAAAAATGAAAACTAAAATAGATAATGATGATTTTACATCTGAAATAATAAACGGATATACTTATAAATATATAAACATTTAATATGAAATTATTAATACAAAAAACTTATAGCAATACATCTAATATTGTTAGATTAGAAATGTTATCTACTGAATTTAATACAGTAATTAAAACAATTAAAGAAAATGAAATACCTGTAATTGTTTTTACAGATACTGATGAATTTTTTCTAATTAATAATATTAATGAATTAATTGTTAATTCAAAAACAACTACTGACGTAATATTAAATATTTTAAATGATGATTTAATAAGTCTAGGTTCTTCAGCTTCAAATAGTATTAGTAAATCTGTAGGAGATACATATACTACAAACGCTATTATAACATTAACTCAAGCAGAATATGATGCTATTACAACTAAAGACGACGAAACACTTTATTTTATAGTATAATGAAAATAGGAAACAATGATATATCAGATTTAAAAATAGGTGATAATCAAGTTAATAATGTATTCTTAGGAGAAACTTTAGTTTGGGAAAAGCTTACTGAAGTGTTAATGGTTTCAGCCCCTGTAACTTACGGAAGTTATCTTGTTGGTGGTAGTGGTATAGTTGTAACTGATGGAGTTTGGAATAATGCTGATACTATCTCTTACCAATGGAAAAGAAATGGAAGTGATATTTCAGGAGCCACAACAAACACTTACACTCCTTTACTTACTGATGAAAACCTACCTATAACCTGTGTTGTTACAGCTACAAACGAGTCAAACTCTTTAAATTATACAACAGCTCCATTTACTTTAAAAGCTGGTTTATTATTTAATACTTCTTTAAATAATTTAGATTTTGGAGCGAACCAAACCACTCCAAATGATTGGACTGTAACTGCAAGATTTGACAGACTTAATAAAACAAAAGATTTCTTTTTATTGGGAGGAACAAGTTCAGCAGGATTAAGATTTGAAGGCTCTAATTTTATTTTAAATTCAGGAGGTACTAATTATTCATCAGCAATAACGAGTGGTGATAGTATTGATGTTAGACAATTCTTAAACGGAAATAATACTTGGGAATTTATAAAAGTTGGAACTACATTAACGTGCAAAGTTAACGGTCAATTATTGAAATCAATTACCGTTGGCGCTACTGCTTCTTTGACTTATAGAAGAATTGGTAGATGGAATACTAATAATGCTTATGATTTTGATGGAGTTTTAGACTATATTAATATCAATGGAACGTTGTATAATTCCCTTAATAATTGGGGTGGATTAACTCAATCAGGAGTTACAAAAACTCAAATTTATTACGGTGAAATGGAAGATTCTATTTTTGTTGGTGGTCAATCAAATGCGGTTGCTAGAAATAATCAAGCTGATAATGCTTATCTAGGAATTACATTTCCAATTGCTAAATCTAAATATTGGAATAATACATCTTTTACTTATCAAGACACAGTATTTGGTATTAATCAAGCATCAGATCCTGCTGGAAATTGGGGTGTTGAGTTTAGAAACGCTTATAATTTATCGCAAGTAAATCGCCAAAACTATCTTTTAAAATATGCTATTGGTGGAACTTCAATGGCTACTACTTGGATAGGAGGATCTTATACTATTGCTAAATTAATGGCTAGAACAGGTAGAGCTTTTAAAAATTTTATTTGGATTCAAGGAGAATCAGATGCTACAAATTTAACTTGGGCTAATGCTTACCAAGCTAACTTAATTGAGTTTATCAGAAGAGTTAGAATGTATAGTACTTATGGAGACGATTTAAAATTTATCATATTTAGATTACCAAATATCACACGTCCTGAATATTTATATGTAAGTACTATTCAAGCTGCTCAGGATTATGTTGCTGCAAATGTAGCTAATGTTGAATTAATAACTGCTCCAATAGGATGGAATGCTCCAGATGGTGAACATTATGACGCACCAACAATTGATGCAATAGCAGTTAAAATGTATAATGAATTACAATTAAGAACAGTTTAATTATGAATTTAATTAAAAAATATTTTTGGCAAATATTAGTTGTAGGATTAGTTATTTTACTTTTCCTACAACGTAGTTGTCAATCAGACGATAAGATAGATAATTCAGGAATAATAGTTACTCCTCCAAAAATAGGAGGTTTTGACTATTATAAACCTAAAGAATTAAAAGGAACTAAATATATTCATATAACCACTAAAGGAGATACTATTGAAATAGAAAATCAAGTAAATAAAGATTTAGAATCTAAATATTTAAATGCTTTATCTGAAAATGAAAAGCTAAAATTATATTTACAAGCAATTCAAAAAAGAACATATGTCGATTCTTTAGAAGATAAACATATTAAGTTTAGTTATACTGCTTTAACAACAGGTACTTTAGATAGTATTAAATTTAATTATGAAGTTAAATCAGATACACTTAAAATTAAACAACCTGTGTTTAGGTTATTAGGTGGACCATCTTTAGAATTTAATTATCTTACAATGAAACCTTCTATAGGATTTAACTTAGGTTTTCAGAATAAAAAAGGTAATATACTAACAGGAGGTATTAATTCTTCACAAGAAATAACTATTGGTTATTATCATAATTTGTGGACAATTAAAAAATAATTAAAAAAAGATATAAAATAATTGGTAAAAAATTTGGATTTCTCAATTATTTGTATTATCTTTGTATTAATTATAAAACATATAGTATGAAGTTGGAAGAAATTAAGGAATTTTTAATAAATAAACCTGGTTATAAAAAAGAAGGTTCTAAACGATTAAGAGATCATTTAGTTAGAAAAGGATTTAATGTTACTACAAATCAATGTAAAATTGCATTAAGAGAAACTAGAAGCTTAGAAACTTTTGAAAAACAAAAATCACTAGGTAAAATTCTTATCTATGATTTAGAAACATCACCTAATGTAGGATGGTTTTGGAGAGCAGGTTTTAAACAAAATATTAATACAAATCAAATATTAAAAGAACGTGCCATTATATGTGTATCATATAAATGGTTAGGTGAAGATACTGTTTACAATTTAACTTGGGATAAAAATCAATGTGATAAATTCTTAATTGAACAATTTGTAGAAGTATTAAACGAAGCTGATTTAATTGTAGCACATAACGGAGATAATTTTGATATTAAATGGTTTAAAACTAGAGCGTTATATCACAGAATTCCAACATTACCTAATTATAAACAATTTGATACTTTAAAAGTAGCTAAATCAAAACTTTATTTAAATTCAAATAGATTAGATTATATTTCTAAATTTTTAGGATTTGAAGGTAAAATACAAACTACTCCTGATTTATGGGATAAAGTAGTAATGAAAAATGACAGAGAAGCATTAAAGGACATGTTAGATTATTGTGATGAAGATGTTAGACAATTAGAAAAAGTTTATAATGAATTACAATATTTAGATAATCCTAGAATTCATGCAGGTGTTTTAAATGGTCAAGTAAAACAAACATCTCCTATTACAGGTACTTTTAATATTGAACATTTTAAAACTATTACTACAAACTCAGGAACTATTAAACATATAATGATAGATCTCGATACTAATAGAGCTTTTGAAATGAGTGATACGAACTATAAGAAATTTTTAGAGATAAATAAATAACAAACTCAAGCCTTCAAGAAATTGAGGGCTTTTTTAATATCCATACATGGCAACAATTAGAGAACTTGAATACGACGTTAGAGAAGCTTTACGTCAGTACACAGATGATAGTGAAATATCGTCAAAATATATTATGTATTTATGGGGAATTAAACGAAGTAAATATCTTCGTAATGATTTAAATAATTTACAAAAAACAATTGATACTTCAATACTTCAAACATTATGTTTAGAGTTAGAAGAAGTAAATGTTAATCAGTGTGGTTTAGATTTAGAATGTGAAACAATAATGCGTACTAAAAAAGCTATTCCTAAACCTTTAGAATTACATTTAAAAAGTGCACTAACAACAATTAAGCCTACTAATAGAATAGAATTACCTTTTAATTTTGTAACAAAACAACGTGCAATATTTAGTAAATATTCTACATTTAATCAAGCAGTATATGTTTTTTTAGATGATGATATGCACATTTATTTATTTAGTGAAAATGACGCTGTAAAATTAATTGAATGTATAACAGTTACAGGTATTTTTGAAAATCCTTTAGATTTAAAAAACTATTTTAATTGTTGTGGATGTGAACAACCTTCTACGTGTTTTAATGAAGATATTACTCAATATCCACTACAATCACATCACATAGATAGTATTCGTGAAGAAATTGTTAAAACATTGTTAGGTACATTACAAATACCTGAAGATAAAAATAATAACACAGATGATAATTAGACGTACAGAAGGTAAAATTAATGTTGATTATGGATTAAGAGATTATTATAAATATTATAATAAAAACAATAAACAAGCTGTTGATTCTAAACTTTTTAATAAAATCATTAGTGAATTTAATAAAAATATTGTAGAATTAATAATTGAAAAGGATTTAGAGTTTACTCCTATAATGTTACAATTTACTTTTTGTGTAAGAAAAATAAAAAAAGTTCCTAAGATAGAAAATGGTAAATTAGTTAATAATAATCCTATTGATTGGAAAACAACTAAAGAATTGTGGGAATCAGATAATGAAACTAAAGAAAAGAAGATTATTATTAAATATAGTAATAATCACACATCTAAATATGTGTTTAGAATAAAAGCATTAAAAACTGGTTTTACATATAAAAACAAACAACTATATCGTTTTAAAGCTTGTAGATCATTTCAAAGAATGCTTGCTAAACGAATATTAGATCCAAATAAAGAAAATTTTAACGCTTTTAAATTATATTAAAATGATAAATGGATTACAAATAAGTTTAGGAAATATCATATGGAAAGTTATGAGAAATCCTCTAGCTTTAGAATTAACATATGAACAAGCATCGGAATTTGCTTTAGAATTTATTAGATTAGTAGGAACTCCTCTAATATATATAGATGAAATTAAAAAACTAGAAATTAAAAATTATAAGACATCAATTCCTACAAACATTATAAATGTTAGAGGAATTCGTTATTTAGGAACAGACGGTTGTCAAGATCCTATTGCTATGAGATATGCTACTGATTTATATCATGACTCTCAAGATAACAGTGATTATCCTACAGAATATACTTACACTTTACAAAATTGTGTAATAACCACTTCTCAAAAAGAAGGATTTATTGAAATTTCATATAAAGCATTGAGTGTTGATGAACATGGATATCCTTTAGTACCAGATAATGAATCTTTTAAATATGGTTTAGAATATTTTATTTTACATAGATATGTAGAACCATTGTGGATGATGGGTAAAATACAAGATAAAGTTTTTCAATATTTAAGTCAACAAAGAGATTGGTATTTAGGACAAGCAGATACTTCTACTAAAATACAAGGAATGGATCAATTAGAAAGTATGATGAATGGTTTAAATAGAATAATTATTCAAGATCAATCATATGATACTTTTTATAAAAACTTTGGTCAAAAAGAATATACTAAAAAATATCATTAATTATGAATAAAACAGTTGTAATGACTTATGATGGTATGAACCAAGATATAAGTCAATCTAAATTTTCAAATCAATTTTATTTTGAAGGTAAAAATATAAGAATATTGTCAACAGATTCTCAAAGTTCTAATTCTGTAACAAATGATAAAGGTAATAAGTTAGTTTTAACTGTACCTACACCTGTTATAAATTATACAACTAAAAGAATTACATATGGACAATTTGGTTCAAATGTTTTAAGTTATACTACAAATGATATTAATAATACGTATAATAGTACAGGACAACCTTCAACACAATTAATTATTGGTAATACAATAGGTAAAAAAAATATAATATTATTTACTACAGATAATAATGGATTTGACTGTATTTGGAAAGTAGATATTAAAACATATTCAATTACATTATTATATTTACGAAATCTTAATTTTAACATTAATAATCCAATACAAGCTTTAATAAATTATGAAAATAATAATATTGAAAAAGTTTACTGGGTAGACGGTGTTAATCAAATGAGATTTATAAATATTCATCATTCAATACTTAACGGTGACAATGATGAATTAATTGATATAGAATCAAGTTTAATTAATGTTGTAGGTAATTTTAAATTTAGTCAACCTCAAATTATTACTAAAGAACAAGGTGGTACGCACACTGCAGGGATGATTCAATACGCATATACATTATATCGTATAAACGGTGCTTCTACTAAATTAAGTCCTTTAAGTGATTTAATATCTTTAGATAATGGTGAGCAAGGTGGTGGTAATATTAATGATAGTGTTTCATCTTATCCTGTAATTAAAATACCTTTTATTGATACAGATTACACTAATTTAAAATTATATTCAATTAAATATACTTCATATAATGAAATTCCTGAAGTTAGATTAATTTTAGATAAAAACATTCAAGGTCTTTCTGAATTAATTCATTATGACACAGGTTCTATAATCAATACTATTTCTTTAGATGAATTTACATTTTTAGGTAATAATGCAATATATATACCTAAACATATCAATACTAAATTCAATAGATTATTTTCTGCAAATTTTGAAGAAAAGAATTTTAATGTAGAATTAGATACTCGTGCATACAGTTTTGGACAAAATCAAACATCTGTATATTTACATGAAGAACTTACTTATGATTCAATAGATGATTTAATTGAAGGTGATAATAATTTTTTAGTTAATTTATCTACTATTAATAATGTACCTGAAAAACATAACTGTTTAAATAAAGATTTTGACACTTATAAATATCAATACAATAGTAATATTTTAGGTGGTACGGGAAGATATTTAAATTGGGGACTATTTAGATCTGAAGTAGGTGTAGGTACAGATAATATTACTAAAACACAATCTGAAGGTAAGTTTTTTAAAGATCGAGAAATTTATAGATTAGGAATACAATTCTATAATAGAAAAGCTCAAATTTCTTTACCTAAATGGATTACAGATTTTAAAACAAATGTATCAGGAGAACAAAGTAATTTAAATGGATTTTACGCAACATTAAAAATAAAATTTAATTCTGATTTTTTTACATGGTTAAATACAAGTTCTAACTTTTTAAATGATAATGGTATTTATGATGAAGATTTAAAACCTGTAGGATTTAAATTATTAAGAGCTGAAAGAACATTAAATGATAGAAGTATTATTTGTCAAGGTTTAGTTAATGGTTCATATGTTATAAAAAATACTTCAGAAGATTCTTTTGGAAATTTTATTCCTGATACAGAACTTGACGAAAGAAGAAAATATAATTCACAACCAAAATTACCTTCATTAATGCGACCTTTTGATGGTTCAATTGCACCATTAAAAGGAATGTTTAATTATGCAAGAGTAGATGATAATGATAATAAACATCCTTCTACAACTGCATTTTGTTATAGAGTTCGTGATAGGGAAGCTGTTTTTCCATATGATTATATTGTTCCTCCACAATATACTACAATTTGTAATCCAACAGGACTTGTAGGACAAAGAGGTAATGGTGAAGCTGAAATATACAATGCTGTATCTTCAGCAGATAAAAGAAGTATGGTTTATCAGTTTAACCAATTAATGCAATTATACTCACCTGAAATAACATTTAATCAAATACAAAAATTAGATAATACTGTTTTAACAACAGTTGCTTTAATTAAAAATGATTACAATGCTTTTTGGGGTAAAATGATTGATACTAATACAAGAACAGTAGATACAGAAGGTAAAATATTTGGTGAAATTTCTCCTTATTCTTCTACATTTAATATTACTTCGGAAAATCCTGACAGCACACCAATTCAAGATCCACCAAGTGAAACAGAATATCAGACATATGTAGATGGATTAGTTGCTGACCATAATACTACTTATGGTATTTATGCTTCAGAAGTTCCTTTATATATACCGACATATGAAGAATACTCTGCAAGTTTATTACCAAGTATTGCAGATAATGAAGAAGGATTATTTCCTATTTCAGGAGACATAAAAGCATTTGCTTCTTGGGGATTAATTGGACCTCAAGGTGTTGGTAAAAGATATAGAGCAGCATCATATCAACCACAATATCAATTTTACAGAAGATATATAGGTGATATATTATATCAAAGTAATAATGTATTATATAATATATATGGAAATCCTTTAATAATAGAAACAGGTGCTAATAGAACTATTTATAATAGAGATTCTGATTTAGCTTTTTATAATACATATAGTATTATGAATACTGATACAGGTGAAGAAAGTGATAATAGTCCTAATTGGAGAGTAAGTGAAATTAATTCTTGGGGTGCTAGATGTGGTTTAATTGTATTAGGAGATTCTTCTGAAGAAACAATTGAACGAAAAAATCTTCAAAATTTATTTTCTGAGTTAACAGGAGAAACTACTTTTGATCCACTAAAAGATATTTTACCAGATAATATAGGTAAATCAGGAATTATTTCAGAATTAATACTCAATAAATCTTCAATTTATTTAGGTTTATTATATGGTGGTAATGATTACGAATCTCGTAAAAGAACTAATTATATTGAAATTGGTGAATATAGAAATTTAGTACCTAATATTTCTTTAGAATTAGAATATCATTGTAAAAATGGTGGAGATACATTTGTTAGTAATTTTAAATTTACTAAAATTGTAAAAACAAATACTGAAGTATATAGTTTAACAATACCTCAATTTACAGAAATTGTTGAAGTAAAATTAGAAAGTACTGTAGATAATAAAAATAGAAGTGATTATTCAATTGAAGATTGGGATAGTAGATTTCAACCTAAATATGAAGAATATCAAAATTATAATAAAGTTTATTCACAAGAATCTAATTTCTTTGTAAGAAAAGATGTTGATTATAATTTTAAAGCTGTTTCAAAATTTGAAAACGGTATAATAAGTTCTTCAATAAAAGTACCAGGTGAAATAATTGATAGTTGGTTAACATATTTAACTAATGATGTAATGTATTTAGATGGTAAACATGGTTCTATAAATTGTTTACATTCTTTTAAAGATGAAATATATTCATTACAAGATAGAGCTATTGCACAAATATCTATTAATCCTAGAGTACAAGTTCAAGGAAATGATGGAATTGCAATTCAATTAGGTACTGGACAAGTTTTAGATAGATATCAATATTTATCGACTATGACAGGAACATTAAATAAATGGTCTGTTGTAAATTCACCAAATGCATTTTATTTTTATGATACATTAAATAAAACAATTAATGTTGTAAATAATGAATTATCTGATATAAAAGGAATGCATTCATATTTAATTAAAAATACAGATGTTATTTTAGAATCAGATAATCCTTTAATTAAAGAAGGTGTTGTTAGTAATTATGATTATTTAAATAATGAAATTGTTTTTACATTTTTACAAAGTAATAAAAGTTTTACAATTGTATATAATGAGTTAAAACAAACATTTACTTCTTTTTATGATTATTTATCTAGTATGTATATTAGTTATGGAGATTTGTTTTTAGCATTACATCCTGATAATAATAAATTATATGAACAAGGACAAGGTGATTACAATGTATACTTTGACACATATTATCCAAGTAAAATTATATTTAATCTAAACCCTGAACCATATTTTGATTGTGTGTTTGACAATATTAACTTTAAGTCAGAAGTATATATTAACAATGTAGATCAACCTGATTTAACACTTACAAAAATACAAGCATACAATGATTATCAAGATTCTACATTAACACCTTTGGTTAATAGTAGAAACGGTAATTTAAGACGACGTTTTAGAGATTGGAATGCTGAGATACCAAGACAAGGTAGAAATCGCATTAGAGGTCCTTGGATTAAGTTGTTATTACAATTTGATAACAGTCAAAATAAAAAATTAATATTGCACGATTTATTAGTACAATATACAGTTTAAAAATAATTAAGTATAGGTCATATTTTTGTAAAGTATGGTCTATACTTTTTTTTTATATAAAATATATATAAAAATATTTGGAATTTTAATAAAAAAAGGTTATCTTTGCATTTTTAATGCAAAACTAAATAATTTATATGATAGGAATTTATAAAATTACAAGTCCAAGTGGAAAGATTTATATAGGACAAAGTAAAAATATTGAAAAAAGATTTAAAGCATATTATAGAAAATTAGGTAAAAATCAACCTAGATTATATAGATCTTTTAAAAAGTATGGAATAAAACAACATAATTTTGAAATACAAGAAAAATGTTCATTTAAACAACTTAATGAAAAAGAACGTTATTGGCAAGAGTATTATAATGTAATTAATGAAAATGGATTAAATTGTGTTTATACTGAAATAGACAATAAACCAAGAATTATAAGTAGTGAAACTCTTAAAAAATTAAAAGAAAATTCTAGTAGATATTGGCTAGGTAAAAAATTTACAAAAGAACATTGTGAAAACATGAGCATTTCTAGATTAGGTAAACCTGGAAAACCTTGTAGTGATAAAAATAAAAAACAACTTAGTGAACAAAGAAAAGGTGAAAATAATCCTATGTATGGTAAAAAAGGGATTCTAAATAAATGTTCAAAAAAAGTAATAAATACAGAAACAAATGAAATATATAACTCATTAAATGAATGCTGTATAATTAACAACTTAAATCCAAAATACATGTCTAGGTATTTAAATGGTACTAGAAACAATAAAACAATTTTTAAATATTTAATAAATGAATAATATGGAAGAACTTAATGAATTTAATACAGGAAATTCACATGAAATAAACCCGTTAGGTGGAATACCAATGGGTGTTGGTCAAAACGGGCAACAAAATACAGTTGAAGAAGGAGAAACAATGAAAGGTGATTTTATATATAGTGATAGAATTATATTTACACCTGATGTTGTAGAACAATTTAATTTACCTAAATCTTTAACTGGTAAAACTTCAGCAGAAGCATCTAAAATAATTAATAGAAAATTTGAAGGTAGAAATGATAAAATTACAACTTCTACTAAAAAATCAATGTTAGATAAAGTTGCTCAAGCTCAAGAAACTATTAAACAAATTCAAGCTCAAGAAATAGCTGCTGCACAACAAACAAATTCTACAGAAGTTCCAGATATGATGGAAGGTCAAATACCTCAAGGTATGGAAGAGTTTGTACCACAGCGACAAATGGAATTAGGTGGATTTACAGGTAGTCAAAGCGGATCAGGGGGAATGGGTATGGGTTCATTAGGACAAATATTTGGTTCGTTTGGTCAAGGTTTAAAAGATAATGCTCAACAAAAATATAATTCAAAATTACCTGAAGGATATGTTGATAAAAAAGATCAGCAAGATCAAATGAATAATCAGATGATTGATAAAACAAAAGACACGATAGCTCAAGCTACTGGCCCTGTTGGTCAAGTATTTAGAGGTGTTCAAAAAATGGGTCAAGGAATAGGTGATTCAATTGGAGGTGATAGTGGTGCTTTTGTAAGTGGATTGTTTTCTCCTGAAGAAGGAACTATGTCAGCTTGGACTGATGGTGATGTTAGTTTTGGAGATAAAATGTTATCTACTATTCCTGGAATAGGAGCAATTAAAGCTAATCAAAGAAAAGAAGCTAAGCTAGCTAAATTCAAACTTAATCAAGATACTTTAAGTTCTCAGATGAAAATATCTGATTTTGCATTCGGTGGTAATTTATTAGGTGAACCTACATCAGGTGGACCAATTACACCTATTAAAAAAACACCACCTCCAGTTGTTGTATCTAAAGATAACTTACAAAATTTAAACGTACAACCTCTTGAAGATAATCCTACACCTTCTACATCAAGAAATAAAAAAATGATTAATTTACAAAGTGGTGTGTTTAACGATAAGTTAGGTCATGGTTATTATTATTATTATGATAAAAAACCAGGTGATCCAGGATTTGATGTTAAACAACATCGTGATTTTGTAACTGAAAAAAATCACTCATTAGGTCAAAGAAGTAGATTAGCAGACGGTACTGAAAACCCTTTATATAATTATGAGTTAAATAATTATCTTTCAGCAAATAAAAATTTTGCAATGGGTGGTAATATGTATGCAGGTGGTGGA